GAACAGCTCGTAGAAGTCGCCCATGCGGTAGAACATCAGCTGATCCGGATGCTCGCGCTTGAGCTTCCAGTATTGCTGCATCATCGGCGTGTGATTGGCGACGCTAACCCCCGGAGAACCTTGATATTTCTCGGAAATCCCTTGTTTTTGCTCGTTCTCCGGCCGATCTTTCACACCATTCCTCACGCGCTTGAAACTCAACAATGCCCAACAAAACCCATCTACACTTACGCCAATAGCGTAGCTTTTTTTCGCGGTTCTGGACAGGTTACGCTGAGGGATTTTAGTATCCACAAAAAAGTTACGCTGACCTCTCGTACCGCATATGGCTTTCGACGCACGCGAAGCCCGGCTTCTTCAGCCTGGGCAACACATTACCATCGACGACCAACCAGGGCTTCGCCTGGAGGCAACCAAGACCCGGCGCACCTGGACGTATCGGTACAAAAGCCCTGTTGATGAGCGGATGCGGCAGGTGAAGGTGGGGGACTGGCCCGCCATGTCGTATCACGCGGCGGTGGCGCAATGGGAAGTGCTGCGCAAGCGCCGCGATGAGGGTATCGACCTGGCCCTGGAGAAGAAGGAGCGGCGCCAGTCAGGGCGCACGCCGGCGGCGAGTCGTCCAGGCGGCCCGACGGTGCGCGAGGTCTGCGACATCTACCTTGAGGGGCACATCAAGAACCGGGCCAAGAAGGGGCGCGACGAGGTGGCCCGAACCTTCAAGACCATGCTGACCGGCATCGAGGAAACGCCGGCCGTGGCTATTACCCGAAAGATCGCGTTCGACCATATCAAGCAGTACGACTATGCCCCGGTGCAGGCTGGAAACCTGCGGCGCGAGTTGGGGGCGGCCTGGGATTACTGCCTGGATTCTGGCGATCTTCCAGAAGACACGCCGAACTGGTGGCGCTTGGTGCTGCGCGGCAAACTGAAGTCCAAGGGCCACAACAAGCTGGGCGTCAAGAAGGGGGCCGGGAAGCGGGTATTGAGTCCGGCCGAGGCCGGCCAGGTGATTCGGTGGCTGCCGAACTTTTCCAAGAACGTCGATGACATGCTGACGCTCTACCTATGGACTGCGGTGCGCGGGGCGGAAATCGAAAAAATGGAAGGGAAGGAGGTGGCCGAGGAACCCACGGGCCTGTGGTGGACAATCCCGAAGGCGAAGACGAAGAACGCCCATCGGCCCGATGCTGACGATCAGCGGGTGCCATTGGTGGGGCGTGCGGCCGAGGTGGTGCGTCGGCGGAAGGAAGCCTATGGCGATGGCTACCTGTTCCCGTCGGACAGCAAAGAGGGGTATTTCCCGCAGAAGTCGGCGGGGGTGGCGGTGTATCACCATATGCCGTATTGCCGCACGGCTCCAGATCGCCCGAGGGTGCGGCTTCCGGTCGAAAACTGGGCGCCCCACGACCTGCGGCGCACCTCGCGCACGTTCCTGGCGTCGCTTGGCTGCCCAAGGGACGTGGGCGAGGTGATCTTGGGGCACATGCTGGAGGGGGACGAAGGAACCTACAACCGCTACACCTTTGACAAGGAGCGGCGGAAGTGGCTCACGAAGCTGTCGGACTACCTTGAGAAGCTGGCGAAGCGGTAGCGGAGCGTGGCTTTTTGGCCCCGGTGTTCGGCGGGGGCGGGATATTGGAAACCGGGCGGTTTTCAGCCCATTCCGCGATTTCACGGTACAGCCAGCCCACGCGGCGCGCGGACAGCTCGCGCGGCGGCGGGAACTCGTTGCGCGCGACCATGTTCTGGATGGTGGTGGCCGAAAGAGTTGTCAGCTTCTCCAATTGCTCCAGTTCAACGCAGATCGGGGGCAGGGTCAGTTCAGCCATGATGCCCTCCATCACGCCGTGCTTGGCGCGCGTGCGCCTGCCCATAGCCAGAGGTCGGCCGGCTTTCAATGCTCGCGCCGGCGACTTTGTTTTGTTCGTCGGTCATGTCGGAATCCTTTTGTAGTTCGCGTGGTTGCGCGCCGACACCCATGATTGCAATGTCACGGATGCCGGCATGGTTCAAATTTCCGATCAGGCGCGCCGCTCCATGAAGGCTTCCTCGTGGCGGAAGTTGGCGCGGACAAGGGCCTCGGCCTGCGCGGGCGAAACGGAGTTGCCGCACATGCGCACCTGGGCCGTGATCGAAAGAGGGATGCGGGGAATCAGGCGCGGGTCGCCCGGCACCTGCACGCCGTTCTTGAACAGCAGCTTGGGGTCGGGAATCTCGTGGATGATGTAGTCGTCGGGGAACGACTGCGCCCGGTACAGCTCGCGGGCCTTCAGCATCCGCAACGTGATGTCTACCAGCACCCACCAGATGCCGCCGTAGCTCATCAGCACCAGCTCGGCTGCCTCGGGGAACAGATCGGGCAGATGTTCGTGCAGGAGCGCCGCGCACGCGCGCGCCTTCTCTCGGTGTTCGGGGGAAAGTGCCTCGGCGGGCACCTGGACGGACTGCACCAGCCCCATGCGTGCCTTGGTCGTCACCGTGGGCATGGGTTTGGCGCAGCCCGAATCCTGGCCGCCCTCGCTGTAATACTGGACGAGGTAGGCCGTCACCAGGCGCTGATTGCTGCCCGATGCAGTGATCGTGGAGATGGGCGCGCTGGCCGGCCGCCCGTCGCCGTCGTAGAACCCGCCGTTCGCCTGTTCGAAGAAGGCCGACGCGAGTGCGCTGGGCACGCTGCTGGCCGTCACCGAGTTGAGCGGCGTTTCCAGGCTGCGGACGCCGCTGCTCCACCGCTTCGCGCCTGTGCTGCACGATTCCCCGTGCCCCATGTCGATGAGGTTGGCGACGACCAGGGCCTGTTCGCCCCGGTTCGCCCCCGTCACCGTCGGCAGCGGTTCGGCCGGCGTGGTGCCGGCGCGGTCGCCGTGGTGCGTCAGGTGGGCCAGATGGGCGGCCACCAGGGCGTGCTTGTTAGCCGTCACGACGGTGCCAAGCGGCGTCTCGATGTCCTGCGCGCGCGGCTGCTGGCCTTCGCGCTCTCCGTAACCGATGGTGACGAGGTGCGCGCCCACCATCGCATGGTGCGTGCCGCTGGCCGCCACGGTGGAAAGCGGTTGCTCGACGCTGTGCCCGCCCATGTGGGCGTCGCTGGTGCCGCGCAGCGGGGCCAGGGTTGGGGCCACGACGCTGAAATGGCCGCCCTTGACCTGGGCGCAGACGGTGCGCAGCGGAGCATCCGCCGGCATCGTGCGCTGGTTGCTCGCGTTGGCGTGCTCCGTGAGGAACGGCGCCAGCGTAGGCATCACGACCGCGCGGTGGTTCTCCGTGGTCAGCGTGCCCAGCGGCTGGTTGGCTGCCGTGGGCTTGCCCGAGTACGCCGGCCCACCGGCGCCGACGAGGAACGGCATCGACGGCATGGCGTCGATGGGATGGATACCGGCCTCGTTGCCGCAGGTCGGGCACGCGCCAGGGATTCCCTCATCTTCCGGCCGCCAGGACGGGAACGTGTTGCCGCAGGTGGTGCAGCAGAAATCGTGCGGCCGCTCGGCCGTCGCCGGCGGCGTGGGGAAGATTGGCTCGAACGGCCACGGCTCCGGGTTCGCGGCCAGCGGCGCGATCACGGGCTGGCCCAGCATGTGGTGGTTGCCAGTGGTGACGGTCGGCATGGGCTGGTCGATGCCAGCGCCGGGGTGGCCGCTGGTGTTCGTCACGATGAAGGGCCGCGCGCTGCTCAGGACGTGGCGCCACAGGCCCTTGGCGACGCGCCGGCGGGTATTGGCCGCCAGCGGCTTCGGCCGGTCGAAGATGCTGGTCGCGGGCAGCCCGAAGTCGATGCACTCGGCCGCCGTTCTGTAGGGAGCCAGCATCCCGGCCAGCACCTCGCGCGAGGTCGGCTCGCCGTGCGTCGCCTCCGGCCAGATGATCGGCAGGCCGTCGCGGCGTGCCACCAGGAACAGCCGCTTTCGGATAGTCGGTGCGCCGTTGTCGCACGCGCGCAGCTCGCGCCAATCCACCTTGTAGCCGTGCTGGCGGAGCTGCCGGACGAAGCTCTCGAAGGTCTTGCCCTTCTTTGCCGGATCGGGGTAGAGGTTGCCGTCGGCGCCGACGATGACCGGCCCCCAGGTTTGAAATTCCTCGACGTTCTCCAGCATCAGCACCCTGGGTTTCGTGAGCGCCACCCAGCGCATCCCCACCCAGGCCAGTCCCCGGATGTGCTTGGAAACCGGCGTCCCGCCCTTCGCCTTCGAGAAATGCTTGCAATCGGGACTGAGCCACACCAGGCCCACCGGGCGGTTTCCCGTCACTTCGATGGGGTCGATGTCCCACACGCTTTCGCACAGGTGCTTGGTGTAGGGGTGATTCAGCGCGTGCATCGCAAGCGCCTCGGGGTCGTGGTTGATGGCGATGTCCACGGGGCGCCCGAACGCGGCTTCCAGCCCGGTCGAGGTTCCGCCGCCGCCGGCGAAGTTGTCGATGATGAGTTCGCCGGGGAACGGCAAGGCGAGTTGCGGGCGCTGCATCTGGGCGGCTCCTTCAAAAACAAGGGGCGCTCGGTGGCGCCCCTGGGGTGTTGGAATTGACGGGATAGGCCCGCGTGGCGGGCCGGCACGTTGATGAAGCGGTCGTGCGCCGCTCAATCAAAAGGGATGTCGTCGTCCATGTCGGCGAAGCTGCCCGTCGGCGGCGCCGACTGGGTGGGGCGCTGCGCAGGCGCCGCGTTGCGCGCGGCCGGCCTGGCCGCCTGCTGACGGCCTCCGCCCTGCTGGCGCGGCGGCGCTCCGCCGTCGTCATAGTGGCCGCCTTCGCCGCCACCATCGCGCCCGCCGAGCATCTGCATCTGGTCGGCGATGATGTCCGTGCTGTAGCGGTCGGCCCCGGTTTCCTTGTCCTGCCACTTGCGGGTCTTCAGGCGGCCCTCGACATAGACCGACTTGCCCTTGCGCAGGTACTCGCCGGCGATTTCTGCCAGCCGGTTGTAGAAGACGACGCGGTGCCATTCGGTGTCTTCGCGCCGCTCGCCGGTGGCCTTGTCCTTCCAGGTGGAGGTGGTGGCGATGGACACGTTGCAGATCGCGCTACCGTCTGGCGTGTAGCGCACCTCGGGGTCGCGCCCGAGGTTGCCCACCAAAATGACCTTGTTCACTGATGCCATGCTGTCTTTCCTTTTCTCGTATGGGCGGCCGCCTTCAGTGCGCGCGGTGCCAGCGCACGACCTCGGCGGCCAGGTTGCGGGCGGCCTCGTCATGGGGAAGCCGCCCGGTGTCCATCATTCCGTTGCGCCAGCCGTGCCAGTAGGACTTGCTCTTGTCGCTCCCCGGCTCCGGCGCGCCGTGCAGGCCGGCGAGGTAGCCGGCCACGCATTCGCCCTCGTCGAGGACGGCCAGCTCGTTGATGGTTGAAAGGGGTTGGTATTCGCTCATCTGGGCAGCCTCCCGCAGCAGGGCGCGACGAAGCGCGCGGCCAGCTCTTGCTTCAGACGAAAGAGCAGTGCATCCGTCGTGGCCGGGTCGAGGCCGGCCGAAAGGCAAAGCTGCACTGCTACCGCGTCATGATCGAGGTCGGCTCCGGGTATCGCGGCCCGTTCGATGGGGCCTGGGGCCGCGACAGGCCGGCAGCTAGTCGTCATCGCTGCCCCGTTGCAGGCACTTCAGCGTCACGCCCTCGGGCGCGTCGATGACCAGGGCCGGCTGGAAGCCGTTGCGGTAGTCCTGAGCCTCGATGTGCATGGGCCAGCGCGGGAAATCGCGGTCTTCGGCGTCCGGGTCGTAGTTGGCGACGCCGATCAGCCAGCTACCGCTGTTGCCAGGGCAGTGCTGGCCGGTGACGACCACGCCGAGCTGCGGCTGGCCGTCGATGGCCGGGCCGAGCACCAGGTATTCAATCGGCTTGCCGCTGGCGCAGTTGTCGTAGTCGTCCTTGAAGTGGGCGACTTCGCCGAAGGTGTCGTCGCTGTAGCCCTCGAATCGAAGAATGGGCATGGTTCTCTCCTTGGGGTTGGTGTGATGGCGCTCAGTCGCGCACGAACTTGTAGGAACCCATCGCCAGCAGCATCAGCAGCGCCCACAGGCAATGCCACGACCCGCTCATCTGGTAGAGCTTGGTGGTCGTCCAGGCGCAGGCGACGATCAGGACGATGTTCTTGACCATCACCATCAGGCCGATCAGCAGTTCAGGGGTGTATTTCTCCATCGCTCTTTCCTTGTGGCGGCCACTGGCCGCCGAGTCGCTTAATCAGGTGGCGCACGCCGCGCCGGCGCTCGCCGGTGCCGCGCACAACCCACAGGCCCGTGCCAGGCCAGAAATCGACGATCAGGTCAGCAGCTCCATCAGGTCGGTGCGCAGGCAGTCGTGCCAGGTCTTTTCAGGCTCGGGGTTGAGTTCCGCCGGATTCACCACGTCGTAGCCCAGGGCGCGCAACCTGGCGGCCTCGGCGTTGAACGCGGGGAAGTTGTGCTCCGGCATTCCCGACATCGGCCCGCTGATGTAGATGCGCTTCATGGGGTGGCCTCCGTCGCCGCCGGCGCGTCCTTGGCTTTCCGCCCATGCTTCAGCGCTCCGGCGTGGCTGTAGTGCGTGCTGGCGACGGCCTCGTAGTAGTCCTGAAGCCCGCGCAAGGCGCGCGCGAGCGTGCCGTCCTTGTGCGTGTGGAGCCACCTGGCCCGCCGTCCGTATCCGGTCGACTTGGCTTCATAGACCGGCTTCTGGCCTTCCCGCTCGACCCGGACGACGGAGAGGGTCGAAAGCCGGTTGTAGCCGCTGGACTGGATGCCGGTGGCCTCCAGTCGCCAAGCAACGCGAGACTGATGCACCGTCCAGTCGTACCCCGGCATGATCTTGACCAGCTCGGCGCGAAACTCCTTGCTGTTCATGGCGCCGTCTCCTTGCTGTGCTCGATGGCCTTGTTGGGGTCGGCCGTGCGCCAGTCCGGCCACGTCCTCGCCTCGTTATTGGCCTGCTTTGCCTTCAGCGTGGCGATGATCTGTTCGGGACTCGCGCCAGTGCGCCAAGCGCCGTCGAGAGCCAGAATCACGACATCAATCCATTCCTCCAGGTCGTCGGGCGCTTCGGCGATTTCCGCCAGCTCCTTGCGGATGTGGTCGGAGACGCCTTGCGTGCGACGGCCGGGGCCGAAGGTGTTGCGCGAGAACTTCGCCTGGCGCACCAGATGGGCGTGGAAGTCGAACGGCGTGCCGCTGGTGAGGCGCGGCCAGACTTCGGATGGCATGGCCCGGCCAAAGATCGCGTAGGGGCCGTTCTCGGTGTCGTAGATTTCCAGCAGCACCCAGCCGTCGCCGGCTGGCGGCTCCGGGTTCCAGTCCTCGATGCTGGCCGATTCCTCGAAGTAGCGTTCAGCCAGTCTCTCGTCCTGGCTCTCCAGGGAGACGAACGCGGTTTCGATGCCGAACACCGCCAGCAGGTCGTCGTAGCGCACGCTCTCGTCGCAAACCGGCATGTCCGGGTGGCTCAACCAGCCATCCGGGTCGCGCACGATGTCGCGCGGCGCCAGCAGCCGCGTGCGCAGGTCTTCGAGGCTGGCGTGCGGCTCGCTGGTCTGGGCCTCGGTGGTCGGCTCGAACAGCTTCACCTCGTGCGTGGCGTCGCACCTGTCGCACCGCCAGATGGCCTCGGCCGCGTGCTGGGTGCGGCCATGCGTCCAGTAGGGTTCGCCAGCAATGCCGGCATCGCACCCGCAGGACTTGCATTTCCACTGGTTCGGGGCCGCCTCCGGCTGCGCTCCATCGTCGAGCAGCGGCACCGATTGCACGATGCCAATGATTTCGCTGATGGCGTCGTACTTGCTGATGCCGGCCGGAGCCTGATACCGCTGGATGACGGCGGCCACCTGGCGGAGCGCGGTTTCGGCCGCGCCGCCGTGCTGGGCCGGGCCGCCCAGCGCGATGACGATGCGCTCCATCATGTCGGTCTGCTGCCCCACGAACAGTTCGCCGTTCATGAGGATGTGGGCGAGCCATCGCCCGCCGCGCAGTAGGTGGTAGGAGTTGGCTTCGCCGTTCGCGCGCCACGACACGCCGCGATAGCCTCCGGCCACGGGCGCGGGCGGCGCGCCGATCAGGAACGGCGCGGCGGCGATCAGCCCGGCCTGTACGGCAATGCCGGGTTCGATCAGGCGGCCGGCGCCGGCGTGGTGCTCCGCGCACCGCTGTTCGGCGATCTGGAACACCTCGACGGCGTGTTCCATGCGCGGGCCGTCGGCCAGTGCGATGCTCTCTCCGCGCTGGTGAAGGAACATAGCGAAATTCGCCACGTCGCGCGGGTCACCCTTGAAGACGTGCGCCAGCAGCATGTCGGACAGGGCCTGGGCGCTGACCTGGGCCTTGTCTTCCCAGCCGCCGCGCCCCTTCGCCCGAGCGTCCGCCAGCTTGGCTTTCAGCTCGGCCGCGAAGCGATCTACCGCTTCGTCGTCAGGATGGTGGGCGGCGTGGGTCATGCGGCCACCTGCTCGGGGTGGAACTTCTTGAACGGCAGGCTCTGGAGGTGCGCGCCGAAGAAGGAACCCAGCGACTCGGCGCCGATGAAGTCCGCATACACCTGCGGCTCGACGTTCGGGTAGTGGTAGATCGCACCGGCGCCGCGCTGGAACGTCACGGCCAGCGTGCGCGTGGCTTCGTCGTAGCCGACGGCCTTGATCTTGTGCGACTCCACTTCCTTCATGGGGATGTGCTGGTAGTCGGCGGCGTCGTCAAAAGCTGCTGCGGGTGCTCGGGTTGCCATGTCGGTAGTCCTTTCAGGGTTGCGGGTTGTGGCCGGGGCGGCCTGGGTTGCCGGCGCCGGCTGTCCGGCCTGCACGGTCTGGATGTGCCGCACCAGGGCGGCGCAGATGCGGGGGAAGTCGCGCTCGCGGTACAGCTTTGCCGACTTGTCGGTGGCGACGCGCGGGAAGCCCAGCGTCGCCAGCCCGTCGGCGGTCAGTGCGATGGGCGCCAGGCGCTCGTTGATCTGGCCCAGCTTCAGCGTTGCGGTGGAGAGGCTGCCGCCACCGTCGCCACCCATCGGGCGGCTGTGGGCCGCGCACTGGGGGCTGGCCGTGACGAGTTCCGCCGCCGGCGTTGCTGCCATGTCCACTCCCAGGAAGGCCGATGCGTCCGCGTTGCCAGGGAAACTGTCGGGGCCGTTGTTCTCCAGCGCCGCATTGGCCGGGTGCAGCGGCACGATGGCGGCGTCTTCCGCCTCGTCAAGCGAGCGTTGCTGGGCGGCGGCCGCCTCGCGCTCCTGCTTGTCCTTCGCCTCGCGCTCCAGGCGCTCGGCTTCTTCCTTGCGGATGCGCGCGCGGTCGGCCTCCAGTCGCTCGGCCTCGGCCCGCTTGTGCGCGTCGATGCGGGCCGTGATCGCCAGCTTGAAGTCGTCCAGCGGCTTGGCCGCGAGTTGTTGCAGGTCGGGCAGCAGCGCGCGGTGTTCGGCCGCATTGGTGCCCACCCAGGCCAGTTTCGTGCGCAGGTCGGCGGCCTTCTGGTCGGCGGCGATCTTGCCGTTCGCCAGTGCGGTGTCGAGCTTGTCCTGAACGCTCGCCAGGGTCTTCAGGCCCTTGATGACGGCCGCGAAGTCCGGCGCCGGCACGTCCAGGCGCAGGTCGGCAATTTCGCGTTGGAGTTCGGCCAGGTGGTCGGCGAACGCCTTGCGGGCGGCCTCGATCTTTTCCTCGCGCCGCCGCTTTTTCTCGCTCTCCAGCAGTTTTTCTGCCATGAGGCGGTTGTCGCGCGTCAGCTTGTGCAGCGCATCCTTCGCGCGCTTCGCGGCATCGACGCCGGACACCTGGGCCAGCATCTGCGCCTCGGCGGCGTCGAGCGCATCCTCGGCGCGCTTCAGCGCCTTGATTTGCAGGTCGAGGTCGGCGAAGTCCTGGTCGGTCTGCGGCTCACGTATCAGGCGCTCGTCGAGAAACTGGCGCAGAGCCTGCTCGAACACCGTGAAGTTCTCGGCCACGGTCAGCGCGCCGGACACCTGCACCGACACGGCGGGCAGCGCCTGGACGGGTTCGGCGACGATGGCCGGCTTGGCCTCGGGCAGCACGTAGTCGGCCAGGTCGCGGTCGAACTGCGCCCAGCCAGCGCGGATGCGGTCGAACCATTCCGGGTCGGGCCGGACTTCGACCCAAACGAGGTTGCCGGGCGTGCCGTCGGAGACGACGAAGATCACGCGCGCGGCGCCCGTCACCAGCATGATCTGCTGGCACTGCGGCATGTGTTCCTCGGGCAGGATGCCGGCGCGCACCGATGCGGCCAGGGCCTCGTTCCATTGCTTGTGCTCGAACGCTGTGTCGTAGAGCATGGTCAGCCCGTCGCACGATGCCGACAGATTGCCGCCCTCGTCCTCGTTCGAGGTCGTCACCGGGTAGAGGTCTTCGCCGATGATTTCCTCGACCAGCGGCCTGGCCAGGGCTTCGACCTGGTGCCCGTAGTCGAGGATGTTCACCTGCACCCAGTCGGAGAACTCCTTCGGCGTGCCGGTGTGCTTGATGCGCAGCAGCTCGGAGCGGGTCGTTTTCTTCGACAGGCCCAGCATCGCGGCGGCTTCGCTGGCGCCGTGGTGGGTCAGGCGGAAGGCTTGCCATTCCGGGCTGCCCTGGACAAGTTCGTGGATTTTCATTGCTGCGCACCCCCTTCAGTCGCCCACGACGCGATTTCCATCTTCTGGTCGTCGGTGAGCAGTTCCTTGGTCTGAATCATTGCGATCAGGTCGTTCACCGACTTGCCGCCCTCGATGGCCTTGCGCCACCCGGCTTTCTTCTTCTCGAAGGCTTCATCGCTGCACGTCGGCAGCGAGCCGCCCTTCGAGCCGTTGCCGGCGCCAGCCCCGCCGCCGGCATTGCCCGCGCCGCCGCTCTTGCCGGCCTGTTGTTCGGCCTTGTTCTCCATGACGCTCTTCCACGAGGATTCGCCGTCGCGGATGGCACCGTAGATGCCGCGCAGATTGACCAGCTCGGCCGGCGAGCAGGTATCCAGCGTGTGGCCCAGGTATTCGGTCAGGTCGGCGGCCTTGACGCCGATTTCGCCGAAGGCATCGGCGATGCGCTTGCGCTCGGTGTCGGGGTCGCGCGCGGCTTCGTCAAGGCGGATGGCCTTGATGATGGCCTCGGCCTCGTCCTGCAAGTCGCCGGGGATGATGCGCAGGCCCAGGGTGCGGATGGCCTTGGAAATCTGCGCGGCGCGCTTGTTCAGCAGGTCGTCGTCGGTGGCGGGCACCGTATAGACGTTGCGGTTGTAGCTGTTCTTGCGAACGCTGATGTAGGTGCCGTCGTCGGACGGCTTCGACCGCTCCACCGTCTTCGTGACGCGCACGTCGAGCGGGTAGGTCAGGTTCGATTCCAGGTCGGTGACGCTGACGCGGTGGATTTCCTTGCCCTCGTCCTCGAAGATCATGCTGGTTTCGACCAGCACGTTCGTCATGCAGCGCAGGGCCACTTCGACGAAGCGAATGCCCAGGCCCTCCACGCCGTCGCCGATGGGCTTGCGGTAGTAGGCGGACTTGTTGTTGGCGAAGCTGGGGCGCTTGCACTCCTTGAGCAAGTCCTGGCGCACCTGATCCCACTGGCGCGGGCGGCGCAGCGCCATCACGTAGCGGGCCTCGACAACGGCCTTGGCCTGGGCGGCCACGTAGGCCGATGCGGTTTCCTGGGCGGCCAGGGTCGAGCTGGTGCCGCCGAAGTCCTGGCGCACGGCCAGGGCCTGATTCACGGGGGAGTTCATGAGAAGGGTTCTCCGGTAGGTTTCGATCAGTCGGCCTCGCAGCGGCGGCAGCCGCGCCCACGGCACCGGCGGCACGCGCTGTCCGCTTCGGCGTCGATCTGGCGCTCCGCTTCCTTGCGGGCAATGGGTTCCCAGTAGCCGCGCGCCAAGCGCGCCAGCGCCTCGCCAGCCGCCGCCGTGTCGCCCTCGGCCAGAAGGCGGCAAAGCGGCTCGATCTGCGGGTCGCCCGTTTCGCAAAGGGCTTCGCAGAGGTTGGCGGGGTTGAAGGGCGTGAAGCCGGGCGCGGTCAGCAGCTCGGCGGCGCGTTCGTCGATGGCCGTATCGCGGCCTTCGTCGTCGGGTGCCCTGGGGTCGTTGGGGTGGCCGGTGTAGGCCGGCCAGGTGGCCTCGTCGCCGGGGCCTGGGAGCGTGGCGAGGTTCATAGCGTCACCCCGGCCAGTTCCCAGGCCCGGCGGATGCCGTAGCCGCGTGCGCGGTAGTAGCGGTAGTCGGCGAGGCGTTTCTTCAGGCGTTTGAGGGCCTTCATTCGCGCATCGCCTCCACGCTGACTTTGCAGAACCCGAAGCGGTCGAGTGCATCCATGACCGCCCCGCAGGTGCTCTTGAACAGGGCGGTGTAGCTGTGCTGCTCGCCCGTCGCCGTTCTCACGCTCACCCGGCATTTGACGAGCCGGGCCGGCCGCGCGGCAGGCGTGGCCGCCGCGCAGGCAGTTGTCGATGCGCTCATGGATGCGCTCCTTTCAGGGGGAAATCGAAAGCGCCCCTGGCGGGGCGCTTGGGGCGGCCCGCTCGGCGGGCCTGCCCCGGACATGACACAAGCCACAGAGGGCACTACACCTTTGCGAGGCGGCCACCGAGGTGGGAGTGCGAGAACTCCGCGTCGGAGATGACGTCGAGAGGGAAGGCACCGGCGCTCCGGCCGCCGCCCCATGCGCCGCCGTGGTACGCCACGGCGTTCGGGTAGCTCCAGAAGTAGTCGCCGAAGGCCGATTCGTCGCGGTCGTCGCGCGTCGTGGCGGGCAAGAACACCGCGCCCAGGTCGAAACCGGCATCGCGGTCGGTGGCGCGGCGGCGGAACCAGCCATCGCCCGGCGCCTCGACATCGGTTTCCACGTAGGTCTGGCTGCCGTCGGTGGCCCAGATGCGGTATTCGCTGTCGGCATTGGTCTGCAAGCCATCGACCATCTGCCAGACGTTGCCCCACAGGCCGACGATGCCGCGCCAGGTGGCCTGGGCCACGGTTTCGTCATCGACCGCACGCACGCCGCCGCCATTCACGTTGCCGTCGCCGATGGCCTGCTGCGCGTCCGGCGTGCCCAGTTCGATCAGCAGCAGCGCCTGGATGGCCGCGAGCTGGTAGATGCTCCAGAGCATCCAGCCCTCGCCACGCGCGGCGGCGCGCGCCTGCATGGTCGGGAAGTTGATGGAGGCCAACGGCTTCAGGCCGGGCTGGCTGCCCAGCTTGTCGTCGCCGTCCGGCGTACCCTGGAACTTCCCGACGTGGAACTGGGTCAGCTCGGCGCCGTGGTGGCGGAATGCGGGGTGCAGCTCGAAGCCGGGCGCGGGTTCGGGGCTGACCCACAGCGCCTTCTTGCCCGCGTGCTCGCCGGCGGGCACGGCGCCGGCGCGGTAGTAGAAGGCCGGCACGCGCACCAGGTGCTGGCCGTCGATCACCTCGTCGGCGATGCCGGCGTAGGTCGGGTGGGCGTCGAAGTCGCCGGCGGCCGGCGCGATGCTGTTGCCCTCGGCGTCGATGCGCTGCCAGTTGCCCAGCGCCTTGCCGATGATGATGCCGATGATGTGGCTCATGAGGATTCCTTTCTTGCTTGCTTGGGAGGGGTGGCCTACGCCGGCTCGGCGGCGGCCTGCTCTTCGTCGGCGTCCGGCTCCACGCCGACGGCGCGCATGGCAAGCGCGAAGTCGTCGTCGAACAGGTAGCCGCTCGTGCGGTAGCTCTCGACCATCCGCCAGATACCGAACTGGACGGTCTGATCGGTCGTTCCCAGGTTCTCGCCGTTGATGAACAGGGCGTCGGAACCTTCCTTGCCGTAGGCCGAGACGCTGGGCAGCATCCCGGCGCGGTACAGCAGGTCGAGCAGCAGGCTCGTTCTGCCGTACAGGTTCAGCGTCACGTCATGGCCCATCGCGCGAACGACAGGCCACTTGCCGATGCCGGCAGTGCGGATTTGGATGTCCATGTCGGTGTCCTTCGGGGGATTGCCCTGGCGCGGGCCGCGTTGCTGCGCTGGTGAGCGCGGCTGTTCGAGGTTCGCCTTCTCTCAGGCTGTCATGGCGCTTTCGGCTCACCATTGCGGGGCTTACGTCTGCCCAACCGGCCCGACCTACCGGGCTTCTTTGCGGCATTGATGCGACTCGGTGCGCGCGCCGCGCCCCCTGCGCGTTGCCCGTGAAAACGGGCGCCGGCTCTGGCCTTGCCTCGACCGGCTGCCGGGGGTACTGCATGTCTTTCTGCCCGTCGTTACCTGCGCCACGAACGGGTGGGCGTCTTTCGACCTGGCCTATGGCTTCGTCACGACCCCCGCGGGCCGCTCCACCAGGGAGGCCAGGATTTCGCGCGCTTTTGCTTCTACGGCGCGCGCCCAGGCGTAGGAGGTTGGCGCCGCGCTCTCGGGGAGCGGGCCTCGCCTCTATTCATCCGGCAAGTTGTTAAAGAGCGGTGCGTCGTTGCGCCTTGTTGTGCGCTGTCGTGACGCTTGCCGTAACTATAGTTACCTAAATAGATCATGTCAACTATGGTTACGTCGCGGACGAAAAAAAGCCCGCCGGGGTAGGCGGGCTGGTATGCCGTGTGGTGTTCCTGGTGCGTCAGCGTCGGATGTCGGGTGCGTGCTTCAGGATGAGCGGCACAAGGCGAGGGGCGTCTATGCCGTCGTCCAGCGTCAGCGATAACTCAAGAGCGCGCTCCGCTCGGCGCTTGGTGATGCCAAGCTCTTTGGCGATTTGGGCTGGAGATTTTCCCTCGGCCTTTAGCGAGGCGGCACGCATGGGGATGACGTAAAACTCCCAGTAGTCACGCGCCAAGAGTGCGGCCCACCCGATAATCCGGTCTTCGGTGATGAATGGGCCAAGATCAACAAAATCTTCCATGTGCTCTTGCGCTATCCGAGCCGTGAACTTCTCCCGTGGCTCGACACGCAAGGCGACCGCGCTAAAACCCCGTGCCACGGCCACCCGCGCCGCGATGTTCGTCAGGGTTTCAAGGTTTTCCGGGGATAGGTCTGGCGTGCTTGGTTGTCCGTCGTCGTTCTCCGTATAGACCAGCATTTCATCATCGGAGTCGTCATCTGGAGGACTGATGCCCATGCACAGCCATGTGTTCGATTCTCCGAGGCGGACATAAGCATCGAACCCGGTGCAGGCGGTGCCGCCGTCCTCGGTCGCCTCCATATGCACATCCAGAACGGCCATGCTGTTCGGGTCGTACAGCTTTGTGTGCGGCGAGAAGTCGGGCTTCTCCAAGTAGATGATGGTTGCACCTGAACTGCGAAATTTTCCACGAACCCAGGGCATTGCCAGCTCCCCATCAAGTAGCGCGATTACCTGATGCAGGGCTTTTTCAACAACCCGGTGACGCTGCGGGCGGGAGATAAGGGGCAGTGCGCCAAAATTGTCTGGGCCTTGGTGGCAGGAAAACAGAATTTCCATTGCCATTTCATCAGGAATACCGCCGTTCATCTCTCGGCCCCCGACTATCTGACGGCCTCAAGCTCGGCCGCGCGCTGCGCGGTCATCGTTGCTACGCAGTCGCTAGAGGTGAGCACTGCCGCCTGGCCGCCATCTTCGTCGATGGCGCACTCCTGATCGCGTGCCTTAATCCATTGGCGCTGCTTTGCGCGCAGCCCGTCCTTGTCGGAGATGGCCGCCATCGCTGCCTTGTAGGCCGTGTTGAGACGCGCATCTTGGCGTGCTGCTTCCGCGTTGCTGCATCCGATCAGAGCGGGCATGGACTCGGCAGCTTCGTCGATGCACTTCTCGTAAAGTCCGGCATTTCTTGCGGCCATCGGCTGGGGAATGGCCTGGGCCTTCGGCTGTCTCTTCGACCACAAATCGAGATACACGGCCTCGAACACCGGCGCCTGCATTTCACGGCCAGAAACCGTTTTGTATTTCGTGTTCGACGTGTAGCGACCAATTAAATCGAAGCCGCCGCCGATCTTGGCATTATCGAAATAGTATTTCTGTAGCTGCTTGGGGATAGCGACTGCAAAATAGTCCGTGCTTTCCCCCATGCCGCGCGATTTGCGCAACACGACGGCAAGAAGTTCATTTTCTTCCGACGGGGAGAGGTTGGCGAGAAAGGAAGGGCTTTCGCTGGCCTGCTGAATTTTCCCGTGCAGGTAGTAGAGTTCGCCGTCGGCGCGGATTTTCGGGGCGCTCGCAAGCTCCCCTCCGGCCTTTGCTCCATGCGTGGAAATGGCCTGCCTGAATGCGTCGGTCTGGGCGCTGGATATGACGGGCGTCAGGGTAATAACTGCCGCCATGACGATTGCTGCAATGCTGGTGGTCACTCGCATATTCTTCTTTCCTTTTCCCTCGGCGGTCATGCCTCGTTGCCGTGTCGAATTTCGCGGCCATTTGACCATACGAGGACAAGCCGTGGCTTAGGCGGCCTTTGTCTTTTTTCTCTCCTTCAGGAGCTGGGCCGCCCGCTCTTCGAGTATTTCGATAGATAGGCGCGCCTGCTTTTCTAGGGCGTCTCGCTCGCCCTTCGGCAGCAACACAAGATCGACGACAGCGCGCGTTTCCTCGCTGGCGGCGTTGTAGGCGCGCCACGCCGATTCGGTGGCGGCCTGTTCGGATGCCGTCTGCGCGCCCCCTGCCTTGGCGGCGCCGGCACCGCGCACCAGCTCTTCGACCGACACGCCGAACAGTTCGCACAGGCTCAACAAGTTGCCCAGCTTCAAGTTGGCCGTCATCCCGCTTTCCCACTTCGTGACGGCAACACGACTCACGCCCACCTTGTCGGCGACGGCCTGCTGGGAGAGTCCTCGCGCCTCCCGAAGTCTCTTTATTCGCTGCTCTAACGGCTCCATGTAAGCATGGTTACATGAACCGTCAAAACTATGGTTTGCAAAGGCGAGGTAACTATAGTTACAATGGCGGGTATGAAACACGAAGCTCACTCCAGTCTCATTGATGAGCTTGGCGGAACCGTGGAGGTGGCGCGGTTGTGCCAAGTCTCGTCCCAGGCCGTCTCCAAGTGGCGCAACGACGGCATCCCACCGGCCCGCCTGATGTATCTGCGGCTGGCCTGCAAGGATGTCTTCGAGGCGTGGGAGGCGCGGCAACGTGCGGCCGAAGCGGCCGAAGAAACCCCCGAAGGAGCAACCCATGCCTGAACCCAAGGTAGCCGCCGGCACGCCCACCGAAGACGCGCAGCAGCGCGTCGGCGTTCCGGCCGTTTCGCCCGAGTCCGCCCATTCCCAGCCCGACGAGCGCGAGGGCGATGCGCCCGCGCTCATCCAGATCGGCCCGACCGACATCTGAGAAAGAGGCGCTGTGGTTTTCATCAACTTTTCCATGCAGCAAGTCTCCGCCGTCCGCCGGGCTGGCGGTAGGCGAATCTGAAAGGGCGTTCGTCATGCGTAAACCCATCAAGCAAGTCCATCGCGCGCTGTTCCTGGCGCTTCAGGCGGATGCCAAGGAATACCCCGGCGGCGTTCGTGCCATCGCGGAAGCGATGGGCATGAACGGGAACACGCTGGCGAACGGCATCAACCCCGACCACGACGCGCCGCCGCCCAGCTTCGGCGTCATCCTCGAAATCGTCATCGTGGCCCAGGCCCGGCGCACCGTGTTCGCGCTGGCGCACCTCGTTGGCCAAGTGCCGATGGACTTCGAGCTGGAGCCGCGCGAGCCGGCCGAGGCTGTGCGCCTGTTCCTGTCGCTGGTGTCGTCGGCGTCGGAGTTGCTGGGCGTGGGTTCCGAGGCCGCGAAGGATGGCCGGTTCTGCGCCGACGAGCGCCGCGCCCTCGAACCGCTGCTGCTGGCGCTGATGAAGGCGACCGGCGAGCTGCTGCAATCCATCCGGGGAGGTGCCTTGTGAGCGCCGTCATCGCCCCGCCGCACGCGCAGCGCGCCGCGACCGCCCGCCGCCTGGGCGAGGAACAGATGCAGCTTGCCCTGGATGCGGCTACCTCGACCGACCCGAGTTTCAGCGCGCGGGCCTACACGTTCATCGTGGCCTACGTGCGCGAGCAATCCGCCCGGCTGGGCAGCGTGCCCGGCGAACAGGTGACGATGGCCGCCCGCGCCGCCGGCATCACTCCGAAGGACGACCGCGCTTTCGGCGCGATCTACGCCAAGGCCATCCGCCAGGGTGACATCCGCGTGGTGGGCGCCTGCGCCCGCGTGCGCGGCCACGGCACGGCCGGCGGACGCCTGTACGCGCCGGGTAGCGGCACGGAGGCTGCTGCATGATTTTCCACGTCGTCAGCGTCTCCGGCGGCAAGGGCAGCGCCGCCACCCTGTTGATGGCTATTGCCCGCTTCGGGCGCGCCCGTATCGTCGCCATCTTCTGCGATATCGACTCGGACATCTTCGCCCGGAACAACATCTGGAAGGCCGTGGAGTGGTCGCGCACGTCGCGCGGCGGTCGCCAGTTCGACATGCCGGCCGACCTGATCGAGCCGACGGCGTGCGCCTCGGCCTATGGCCTGTGCGACCTGGGAGAGGTTTGATGGAAGACCTCAAGAACCTGTCCGCCGAAGCCGTCATGGCGCCGTTCGTCGGCCGCGACACCCTCACGAACCGCGAGCTGTTCCAGCAACTCGCCCCGCAACTGGACATCCCCGAGGCGGCGCTGGAAGCGCGCGCGCCCGTGGGCAAGGCCGGCAAAGCCTACAACCTGTTCGAGCGCCGCGTGCGCTGGCACCAGCAGACCCTGAAGCATCTGGGCGTGCTTGAGCGCGTGGAGCGTGGCACCTGGCGCCTGAGCGGCGAGGCCAAGAAGGAGCTGACGCCGGCGCCGCGTCGCGCCGTCCTGCTGGCATTCTCGACCGACCTGGGCTGCGCGCTGTGGGCGAACGCCGAGGACGTGTTCAGCGGTCTGGGTGAGCAGATCACCCTGGCCTTCACCTCGCCGCCGTACCCACTGGCGAAGCAGCGCGCCTACGGCAACGCCGACCAGGCCAGCTACATCGACTGGCTGCTGCCCATCCTCGAACCCATCGTGGCGCACCTGCGGCCCGGCGGGAACGTGGTGCTGAACCTGGGCAATGACATCTTCGAGCCGGGTTCTCCGGCGCGCTCCCTTTACCTGGAGCGGCTGACCCTGGCGCTGCACGACAAGCTGGGCCTGCACCTGATGGAGCGGTTCGTCTGGCACAACCCGACGAAGCCGCCCGGCCCGGTGCAATGGGCATCCATCCGCCGCGTGCATCACAACACGGCCTACGAGCATGTGCTGTGGTTCACCAACGAGCCGGCCCTGGTCATAGCCGACAACCGCCGCTGCCTGCGCGAGCACACCGATAAGCACCGGCGGTTCATGGACGCCGGCGGCGTGCAGCAGTACGCCCGCTACGCCGGCGGGGCCTACACCGTCCGCGAGGGCAGCTTCAGCGCGCCCACCGATGGCGCCATTGCCCGCAACGTGCTGACCATCCCGCACCGCGACCCTGACCAGCAACCCGCGCGCGACTTCGCGGCACGGCACGGCCTGCCGGCCCATCCGGCGCTGATGCCCGTGCGCTTGGCCGAGCACTTCGTCCGGTTCCTGTCCGAGGTGGGCGACCTGATTGTTGACCCCTTCGGTGGCTGGGCCACGACGGGGCGCGGTGCCGAGCTGCACGGCCGGCGCTGGCTTGTGACCGAGCGATGCCGCGAGTACCTGATCGCGGCCGCGCAACGCTTCCGGGGTGCCCCCGGTTTTGAAACGTCGATGGAGGGCACCTATGCGTGATTACTCGAAAGTCGGCCCGAAGTTCTGGATTGGTGCCACGGGTAAGCGCCTGCGCGCGGCAGGGATGGAGGCGCAGATCGTCGCCATGTACCTGCTGACCAGCCCGCACGCCAACATGCTGGGCCTCTACTACTGCCCGACCATGTTCATTGCCCATGAAACCGGGCTGGGCTTGGAAGGGGCTTCAAAGGGGCTTCAAAGCGCCATCGAAGCCGGATTTTGCGAGTACGACGAGGCTTCCGAGGTGGTCTGGGTGATCGAAATGGCCTCGTACCAGATCGGAGAGGCGCTCAAGCCCAACGACCTGCGCGTCAAAGGGGTGCAGAACGAGTACGGCTCGCTGCCCGAAAACCCTTATCTGGCGCGGTTTTACGAGAAGTACAGCGCGGCATTCTGCATGTCGGCCTGCCGGGGGAAAACAAGCCCCTACGAAGCCCCTTCAAAGCCCCTCCGAAGCCAAGAACAGGAACAGGAGAAAGAACAGGAGCAGGAACAGAAGAGTCTTGGGGGCGACGGCCAGCCCGACGGCACCGATGGCGGCGACGGCAACGGAACCAACCCCGATGCTGCGCCTGCGGCTCCGCCGAAAACCAAGCGGGGAACCCGCTTGCCCGAGGACTGGAGACTGCCGGAGGGCTGGGGCGACTGGGCGCTGGAGAACCGCCCCGACATGACCGACGCCGACGTGCGGCACCAAGCCGCCTGCTTTGCCGACTACTGGCACGGCAAGGCCGGTGCCGATGCGCGCAAGGCCGACTGGGAGGCCACCTGGCGCAACTGGATTCGCCGCGCCGACAGCCCGCTGCCCAAGGGTGGGCCGGCGCGTCCTGGCCGCATGAACCCGCCTGCCCACCCCCAACAACCGAAGGAGCCGCGCGATGTTGTCACGAGCATCTGACCTTTTGCCTGCCAGCCTGGGGGAGCGCCACAAGGCCCCCGACACCGGCGCCAAGGCGCCGAGCCTTCCGGTCTTTCGTCAGGTGTTCGGCACCTGCGAGCAGCACGGCCAGTACCCGCTGAACAGCCTGGACAGCGAGGGGCGCGAACGCTGGCGGCCCGATGTGTGCCCGGCCTGCGCGAAGCAATCGGCCGTGCGCCAGCTCATGCGTCGCGCCGAGATTTCGCCCCGATTCGAGGGCTGCACGTTCGATGGCTACGCTGCGACGGCCCCCGACCAGGTGCAGGCCCTCGAAGTCTGCCGCGACTACGCTGATTCGTTCGCCGAGGCCCTCAAGGTTGGCCGCTGCCTCATCCTGCGCGGGAACCCTGGCACCGGGAAGAACCATCTGGCCGTCGCCATCACGAAGCAGGTGCTGGCGCAGGGCCACACCGCGCTGCACGCCACGGCCTACGAAATCGTCTGCCGCATCCGCGAGACGTGGGGGCGCCGGCAGCCGGGCGACCAGACCGAGCAGGACGTGACGCGCGCGCTGGGCGACGTTGATCTTCTGGTGATCGACGAGGTGGGCCGCCAGTACGGCACCGAGGGCGAGCAAATCCACCTGTTCCACGTCATCGACCATCGCTACCGGCTGATGAAGCCCACCATCGTCATCAGCAACAAGGAGCCGGAGGAAATCCGCGCCTACCTGGGCGAAGCCGCCTATGACCGCCTGCGCGAGGGGGGCGGCCAGATGGTGCATTTCGACTGGGAAAGCCACCGGGGCAAAGGGGGGGCGGCGTGATCGAGACGATCTTCCTGGTGGTCGTGGGCGGCCTGCTGCTGGTGGCGGGCCTGTTCGGCCTTGTCGTGGCCTCGCTGGCCGACGCCTACCGCTGCGAGCGCGACGAGTGGGAGGGCGACTGATGGACATGGTTCTGGTCAAGACTCCGAACGGCGCGCTGGCACCGGCCGACGAGGAAGCCCGTGCGCTGATCGAGAAGCTGAAGGCCGGCCAGGGCGTGCGCGCCACCATCCGCCGTACCCGGAACATCAAGTTCCACCGCAAGGCGTTCGCCCTGTTCAAGCTGGCGTTCGACGTGTGGGAGCCGGTGACACCCCTGGAATACCAGGGCTTGCCCGTCGCCAAGGACTTCGACCGCTTCCGCAAGGACATGACCATCCTGGCCGGCTTCTACAAGGCCGTTTACAACGCTCGCGGCGAGGTGCGGCTGGAGGCGGAAAGCCTGTCGTTCGCCGCCATGAGCGAAGAGCGGTTCGAGACGGTGTTCCGGGCTGTGCTGACCGTGGTGTGGAACCGCGTGCTGAAGGCCGCCGGCTACGCCAGCGAGGAAGAAGTCGAGCGCGTCGTCAATGAGCTGATGAGGTTCGACCAATGAAGCGCGCCGCCACCGCCGCCGAGAAGCGCCACATGGGCCGCGTGGCCGCGCTGGGCTGCATCCTGTGCGATCACCTGGGCCTGGGCGCCACGCCGGCGCAGGTTCATCACGTCCGCGAAGATCAGGGCGGCGCCCAGCGCGCCAGCAACTACCTGACCGTGCCCCTGTGCCCTGAGCACCACACGGGCAAGACCGGCCTGCACGGGCTGGGCACCAGAGCCTTCGAGCGCACCTACGGCCTTTCCGAACTCGACCTGCTGGCCCTGACCCTCGAACGACTGGAGGGCGGATGCCGGTAGCCCAGAAGACCGTCCGCTGCATCGACTGCGCCCACTACCGGCTCAAGGACGCCGGCGCGATGGGCCGGCTGGGGTTCGGCCTGTGCGCGCTATCCCCGAGCCGGGCGAGCTTCCCGTCTTCCGTCTATCCCCGCCAGTGCGACAAGTTCAGCGAGGCCGCCGCAGACGTGCGCGCGGCCCGGACTGCCTGGCTCGACAAGCGCGGGGAGGGCTGACCGTGGCGAACACCCTGCGCTGGAGCGAGGAACAACTGGCCGCCCACCTGCGGCGCGCGCCCGAGGCGGAGCCGGCCCAGAAGCCCGCCGCCAAGCGGCTGCCGGTGGCCGTGGGCACCGTGGCCCCGCCTGAGCTGAACCCGGCCATGAACAAGACCGAGGCCGAGTACGCCGGGATGCTGGAAGAACGCCGCCTGCGCGGCGAGGTGGCCTGGTGGCGGTACGAGGCCATCACCCTGAAGCTGGCCGACAACACGCGCTACACGCCGGACTTCCTGGTGATGCTGCCGGACGGGGTGCTGGAGATTCACGAAACCAAGGGCGGTTTCATTCGAGAGGACGGCTGGCTGAAGCTGAAGGTGGCCGCCGCATTGTTCCCGTTCCGGTTCTTCCTGTGCCAGAAGGCATCCAAGAAGGACGGCGGCGGCTGGTCGATCAAGGGGGTATAGGCGATGGCAGAGAAGAAACCGGCGGCGAACACGCGCATGGAACAGGCGGCGGCGGTCAAGACCATCGGCGCCCGGATGCGGCAGGCCCGCGAGCTGTGCAACCTGTCCCAGAGCGCGGCGGCGAAGCGCCTGTGCTACTCGAACTCGTCCAAGCTGTCCAAGGTCGAGGGGGCAACGGACACCAACAGCGTGCCCCTGTGGCTCATCCTGCGCGCGGCTAAGGTGTACGAGGTCAGCATCGACTTCCTGTTCGGCGTCACCGATGACTGGGAAGTCGGCGCCCGCATGAGCATCGAGCGGGAAACCTCGGCCTGGCTGTTCGACACCTGGGAAAAAGCCCGCCAGCGGGACATGGCGGCTCTGAAAAAATTGCATGACAAGGTGGAGGCGATGTCCGAGGCCGTGGCGCTGATGCTCACCACCACCGACGACGTGGGCGCGGCCCTGGCGCGCTTCATGGAGCTGAACCCCGGCTTTGAGGACATGCCGGGAGGCGCCCGACTCTTGAGCACGGTAGGGCGGGCCACCGGCGCCGCCAAAGGCGCCAAGGCCAAGATGGCGCGGTTCCGTGTGGAGTGCGTCCTGGCTGCTGCTGACACTCATCAACTGAGCCTGGCCCTGTAGATCGGGGAAGACGTGGGATATGGCGGCAAAACCGAAGCTGACGCCCGAGCAATGGGCGGATGTCCGAAATCACTGGGAGCACGACCCGCGCGATGGGTATTCCTGGCTCGTCGATGAGCTGGGCTTGCCCGTGTCCGCGCCGGGCGTGCGCAAGACCGCGCTGCGCGATGGCTGGGCCAAGGTTTCCGCCCATGGGGATGACGCCACCCCGGCCCCGGCCAAGACCGGCACCAAGGAGCCGAAGAAGGCCGCCCGCACGAAGGCGGAGGGCCAACCGAAAGGCGACGCCACGCCGCGCACCAGCAAGGTTTCCAAGGTTTCCGAAAACCATCAGCGAGAAACCATCAGCGAAACCATGAGCACGGGCGAAACCATGCCCCTGACCACGGCCGAAGCCCTGGAGCGCGACCCCGACCAGTTCGGCGTCCTCGCGCAACTGACTGATATGCAAGAGGTTTTCGTCCGCGAATACATGGTGGATTGGAACGGGACGCAGGCAGCTATCCGGGCTGGCTACAGTGCCAAGAGCGCGGGGGAAATCGCCTACCAGCTACTCCAGAAACCTTCGGTGCGGGAGGCGATAGAAACCTTGGCCTCGGCCCGCGCGCGCCGGCTGGGCATCGACGCCGACGAGCTGATGCGGATGTGGGCGGCGGTCGTCACCCTGGATGCCAACGAGATTTCCCAGCTTCGGCGGGTGTGCTGCCCGTACTGCTGGGGAGCTGACCACCAGCGGCAATACACCCCGTCCAGCCTGGAGGCCGCCCGAACGAAGCATGAGCGGGAGCGCCAGCGCCGCCTGAAGGCCGACCAGAACGACGACATCGGGGAGTTCCCGGCCTACACCGACGCTTGGTACGACAAGCGCCGCCCGCCGGCGGAAGACTGCCCGGAATGCCACGGCGAGGGCGTCGTGGAGGTGTTCTTCGCGGACACCCGCAACCTGTCGCCGGCCGCCCGCCTGGTCTATGCCGGCGTGAAGGAAGGCCGGGATGGCATCGAAGTCCTAACCATGAGCAAGGAGAAGGCCGCCGACAACTTGGCGCGCGCCCTGGGCCTGTTCAAGGAGAAGGAAACCGAGGTGAACATCAACATGGTGTCGGGTGACGAACTGTTCCGCCTCTACGAGGACAAGATGCAGCAGGCGCGCGAGCGGCAGGCCCTGGTACTGTCCGAGCGCAGCATCGTCATTGACGCCGACGAGGGCGGGCCGCCAGCGCCTGGCGCGGACGAACCGGAGCCGGAGGAATCCCCGTGAAGGCCGCCATCACCCGCGCGTTCGCGTTCGTCGTCACCGGCCTGGCCGTCTCTATGGCCGTTGCCAGCGCCTGGCAGCGCGCCGGCGCCGAGGCCGACCGCTGGCTGCTGGCCGGCCTGTCCGCCGTGATCGTGCTGGCTGTCCATCTGATGCCCGCGCTGCTTGGCCGGCTGTCGCGCCTGGTCGTGTGGCCGGTGTGGTGCCTGTGCTTCCTGGCTGCCCTGTGGGGGCACATCTGGTTCTTCGCCAATGCCAGCCACGGGGCCGCCGAGGGCCGGGCCGCATCGTCCGCCCAGGCGCGTGCCGTGCAGGAGCAGCGCCGCACCATCGAGGCGGCGCTGGCCGAGAACAAGGCCCGCAGTGCCGCGACCGTGGCCGGTATCCTGGCGCGAACGAAAGACCCCAAGGCCCGCGCCGCCCTGGAAATCGAGCTGACCGAAGGAAAGCGCGCGAACGAGCTGCGCGCCCAGCTCGTGGCCCTATCCGGGCAGGAGGCCGCCGCCGTGACGGCTGACCCGGTGGTGTCCGGCCTGACCGAGATTACCGGGCTGCCCGTGGCGGCCCTCAACGTCTGGGCCGGCGTGCTGATCGCCATGCTGCTTGAGGTGCTGGGTTCCCTGCTGTGGCTGGCGGCCGTGCTTGGGCCGGAGCTGGGAGACGGGCCGGCGGGCGCCCTGGAGCCAGCGGAGCGCGGGCCGGGCGACGCGGAGCTGGTGGAGCTGCTGTACGAGGCACTGGAGAACAGCGAAATCAGCCCCACCGCCGAGGACATCTGCCGACGCATCGGCGGGTGCAAGAGCGAGACGGCCGCGCGGCTGCTGCGCGGCCTTGAGGCGCGGATGGCAAGGGGATGACGAAGCGCCGCCGAAACCGGAACCTGCTGGAAGACCCGCGCTACCAGGCGTTCGTCGAGCGTTACCACGCTGACCCGCTGCGATTCGCCGTGGAGGTGACGGGCTTCATGCCCAGCGCCGACCAGATGGCCTTGTTCCAGTCCATCACCGCGCCAAACGCCAAGGTGTCGGTGGTGTCTGGTACGGGTACGGGTAAGACGGCCAGCTTCGCCCGCATCGCCCTCTGGCATCTACTGTGCTTCCCCGTCGCGGTCTATGACGGCAAGGTGGAGGTGGGCAGCAACACCTACATCGGCGCCCCCTTCATTCAGCAGGTGGCCGACGGCATCTGGAAGGAGATGCAGGATGCCCGCATCGCCATTGCCAACGGGCCGCACGCCTGGATAAACGACTTCTTCACGATCACCAAGACCCGCGTGCATGTGAATGGGTACGCGGAGCAGTGGTTCATCACCCAGATCGCCATGAAGAAGGGTGAGGCCATCGGCGTGGCCGGCAAGCACCGTTACTGGCAGCTCATCATCATCGACGAAGCCGCCGGCGTGCCCGATGAGCACTTCGACGTGATCGACGGCACCCAGACCCAGCCGGGCAACCGCACGCTGATGGCATCCCAGGGCGCGCGCAGCGCCGGGCGCTTCTACGACTCCCACCATACCCTGAGCATCGAGAACGGCGGGAGCTGGCTGCCGCTACGCTTCAATTCGGAGCTGTCGCCGTTCGTCACGACGAAATGGCTGCGGGAGCGGGAATCGGAGAGCGGCGGCCGGCACTCGGTCGAGTACCAGATTCGGGTGCTGGGCCTGTTCGCCCAGAGCAGCAGCAACGTCCTGATGACGCGCGCCGACATCGAGGCGGCGTTCAAGCCCAGGAAGATCATCGGCGACGACGAGCCTTTCGGCCTGGTGGTGCTGTCCGACGTGGCCCTGGGCGAGTACCGGGACGACTCGGTGGCCATCGTCGCCAAGGTGATCGGCGACGCCGACCACGGCCCGGACGCCCGGCGGGTGGAGTTCATCGAAATCCCTATCTGCGCGAACGACAAGAACGAAATCGACCTGGCCGGCGACTTGGTGAATCTGGTGGGCAAGCTGTCCAACGCCACGCTGTACGTGGATGCTGGCGGCGTCGGCGCGACCGTCTGCAAGCTGATCGAGCGTTCGGGCGCCACGGTGACGCGCGTGAACTGGGGCGCGCCGTGTTTCAAGAACGAATACAAGTCCAGGTTCTACAACCTGCGCGCCTGCGCGATGGTGCGATTCCGCGACGCCATCCGGCAGGGCCGCGTGGTGCTGCCCCAGGGCATCTCCAAGAAGCTGCGCGAGAAGATCATCGACCAGGGTTCCAGGCTGCCGTACCACTTCAGCGAGGCCGGCGGCCTGCGGTACGTCATGGAGAGCAAGGAGAACATGCGCCGCGACGGCATCAAGTCGCCCGACATGATCGACGCCATGTCTTTCATCTTCTTGGAAGGCGCGACCTACATGGTGGCCGGTGGTGCGGCCAGCGTCGCCACCAGCCTGACCGAGACGGTGCTGGAGAAGGCCGAAGGGCTGTTCGCCGACGTGTGACCACGGCCAGGGCCGGAAAACGGCGCGCTTTCGCCCCCTGGGCGGCTCCTACCATCCTCCGAAGAAGGAGGTTCCTATGCAAACCAAGGTCATCACCTACAACCTGCGGGAGCGGGGCCGCCAGTTCCGAGGCAAGGAGCGGAATTTCAACATCCGCGCCATCTGCGACGCGATCAACGGCCCGGCCTGCCAAGAGCGGGTCAAGAACCGCGACATGCTGGGCTACTACGGGCACTGGCCCCGCATCAAATTCGGCATGAACCCGGCCGAAGGCGGCCTGGATGACGGCCGCCCGTCGCTGGTGGAGCCGGCCCTTGTCACGACCATGCTGCGGGCCAGCCCGGACGGCACCATAGAGCACCAGGCCGAGTTCCTGAACAACGACCCCGGACAGGTGGCCGCGAAGCTGTACGCCGGCCGTGTGGGCGGATTCAGCTCGGCCATCGACCAGCACCGGCCCGAGTTCTTCGGGTTCGACTACGTGCTGGAGCCGAACTACAGCACGAACCGGGGCTACACCCTTGACGACGTGCGCGACATGACGCTGGACGACATCGAGGCGGCCATCTACGACGAGCAACTGCGCGGCGTGTTGCGCCTGCTGGATTCGGCCAATGCGGAGCGCGACACGGCAAGCGAGGTCATCGAGCACCTGCGCGCGGAGAACGAGCAACTGCTGTCCATGCTGGCCGCCAAGGGCATCGACGCCGGCGCGGCGATGGACGCCGTGGCCGTGGCGCCCATCGCCGTTTCCATCGACCCGGTGGAGCGGATGCGCCGGGACGCCGCCGCCTTCCGTGGCGCCGCGTCCCTGCCGCAGTTCGTCGAGCCGCAAAGCAACGCCGACCCGGCCGAGCATGTGCCCCTGTACGGCCGCTTGCTTGGCCAGTTCCTCCGCCGGTAAGCGCCCATGCTCCAGCCCGTCAAGATCGCCCTCGGCCAGTTCATGGGCCGCTACTTCTCCACCATCGTGCCGAGCACGAAGCCCCTGGAGGGGTTCGTCACGCGCCCGCTCGCCAAGGCGATTGCCTGGGCGCCGGCGCGCATGATCGACGCCGCCGAGGAAATGCTGTCCCTCTGGCTGCGCTCCGACCTGGAGAACGCGCCCACGACGCCGCCCGAGCTGCCGGCGATCATCGTTGCCGTGGCGAAGGACTACACCCCGACCGGCCGCGACTACACCCGCCAGGTGGCCGACCGCCAGATGGTCATGATTCCCGATGACCCCAAGGAGCGGCTGTTCGGCCTGCGTGCCGTAGCGGGCGACGTGCGCGCGCAGGTCGTGGTGTTCGCCACGGATGAGCCGTCGGCGCACTCCTTGGCGGCGCAGTTCCTGCTGTTCCTCGACGAGACGGATAACCGCCGGTTCGAGGCGTCCTACCGCTTCGCTGGGCTGGATACGGCTTGGCCGGTGCAGGTCGAATCGCCGGACATGCCGGCCATGTCCATCGCCACCGACGCCAAGAACCTGACCATCCTTGCCATCGACCTGACCCTGCGCGCGGAAATCCCGCTGTTCGACGCTCCCAAGGCTGGCGAGCCGAACGACGGTAAGGGCGAGCCTGGCACGGACGACCCCGCAGGGTATCCGCTGGTGCAGACAGTGCATGTGGAAAGCGCCGAGGCCGGCGGCCAGGGCGGCGCGGCCGAAATCCGACCCTACGAGGTGTCCGACGAAGCCGGGGGCGCGCCATGATTCAGATTCAGGCGACCTTTACCGGGTACGGCGGGCGGCCGTGCTCCCTGTTCTCCGCCTACGACCCGGACGCGCGCGTGCTGGTGGTGGGCGCCGAGGCCGACTACCGCGCCGAGCGCCGCGAGGGCTGCATCGTCCTGACCAACGTGCCGGACATCGCCCGCGATGCCCTTTTCACCGACGCCGACCTGATGCCGGCCATTGCTGCCTTCTACTCGCTGAAGGTGGGCGTGGCGGCTGACGGCAAGAGTGCCCGGCTGGTGTTTGCTGACCGCGCCGCGCGCGCGAACCCCGAACAAGCCATTGAGCGCGACGGTATCGACACCAGCGGCCCCAAGTACCGGGTGGCCGAGGGTATCTCCTGCGGCCAGATCGCGGCGCTGGCGACGTGCCTGCACGCGACCCGCTCCGACACCGTGGAGCGCACCGTCAAGCTGGCCGAATCGTTCCGCCACCTGCTGGGCGGCGGCATCATGACCATCTGAGGGCCGGCCATGCTCGACAAGGACACCCGCGCCGCCAAATCCTTCTACCGCGAGGTGCGCAAGTTCGCGGAGAACACCAAACCCTGGGACACCACGGCGATCTTCTACGAGACGAAGCCGGACGAGATGTACGACCTGACGCTGGTTTCCCAGCGCGTCTATGGCCGGCGTGACGAGTTCCTGGCCGTGATGGCTGCCGCCGGCCTGGATACGGTCGATCAGCCTCTGCCGCAGAAGCGCATCGTGCTCCCCAACGAGGGGCAGCTCATCGACATCAAGCGCCGGGCCGGTTTCGAGTCCATCGACGACCTGCGCGAAGACTACGCGCCCGCCTGGGCGGAGGTGTAGGCATGGCGGACTGGCTTGGAAGGGTTCGCGGGCACGTCGGCGAGGCCAAGGGACGTTTCGACACCGACCGCAGGGAGCGCGAGGCGGACGGGAAGGCGCCTGCCGACAAGAACATCATCCTGACCGAGCGCGAGGTGCGCGGCGAGTGGGATGCCAGCCGCGTGCTCTTCACGACGCTGGGCGGCCAAGCCAGGCCCATCACCGCCGAAGACCTGGCGACGTTCCGCCACAACATGAGGCAGGCCGAGCGCCGGTTCAAGGGCGGCAAGGGCATCACTGCGCGCCAGGTGATCGACCTGGCATCGGGGACTCCGCTGCGGTATGTCTCGCCCGGCCAGCCGGCCAGCGACATCGACAAGGCCCGGCGGGAAATCACGATGGGTGTGCCAGTGTCGGCGATCAACGGCACCATCCGCTTCATCACCAACGCCGGCCCGGACTCCAAGGTGAGACGGCACCATGTCGTGGTGAATCTGCACGAGTTCGAGACGGCCGCCGCGCAACTGGCGGCCACGCCGAACGACGGCAAGGGCGGCAAGACCCCCAAGCAGATCGCCAACTGGCTGCGCAAGCAGAAGCTGTCCTTTGACTGCGACTGCGAGCGGCACCGCTACTTCTTCCGGTACGTCGCCACCATCGGCGGGTTTGCCGCCGGCCGGAAGGAAACGGGCTACCCGAAGATCAGGAACCCGAAGCTGATGGGCGTGGCTTGCAAGCACGTCCTGCGGGTCATGTCCGAGCTGGAATCGTCGAATGCCGTCCTGGCCTTCCTCGAAAAGCACCTGGCGAGCGTGTCCGAATATAAGGCCCGCACCCAGCTTGCCCAGATGGAGGCCGAGGAAGCCGTCCAGCCGAAGACGCCAACGCGCATCAAGACCAGCGAGCAGCGCGCCGCCGAAGCCCGGAAGGTGCGGGAGAAAGCCGCGCTCGCCCGCGCCGCGAAGGTGGCCGCGACCAAGCCGCCGAAGAAGACCGCGCCGGCGTCGCGCCGCGCTTCCAAGACCGCCGCCGAGACACTGGGCAAACAGTTCGGCCTGTCTCCCGAGCAGGTCATGGCGATTCTGGCCGCCCAGGCCAAGACCAGTAAGGGGTAGCCGATGCTGAACAACGTGCCCGAGGCCATCAACCGCATGACCCGCAACGTGGTCATGAACCACCCGAACACCTACTCCGTCCAGGTATTCCGCAAGACCATCACCCGCACAGCCCCGGATACCGTCGCGGGCGCGCCCACGATGGGCGGCCTGGGCGTGCTGGATTCGATGGATGAAGAGCAGTTCGAGTACGCCTTCCTGGGCAACGGCTTCGCCATGCCGGCCGAGGGCTTCGCACCCGCGCCTATGGTCAAGCGTGGGGACGCCAACATCTACGCCGGCGACGAGTTCCGGTTCCTGATCGAGCCGGAAGAGCCGTCCGGGCACCCGGACTGGTTCGACGTTCGCAACCATGACGTGATGTATCTGCTGCTGGGCACCGGCCCGGACGCGCCGCGCTTGGCTTTCGAGATTGTGGGCACGGAAACCACGTCCAACATCCCCCCATTCACTACGCGGTACATCACCAACCGCCGCGACGACCTGCACCAGCCCGCCGGGCCGGTGGAAGACCCCGAAGACGATGGCGGCGCGCCGGATGAACCCTGATCGCATCCACGTCATCCCTCTGGGCGACTTCCGAGAGCACGAGGCCAGCCTGTCGTGTTGGTGCCATCCCGTTGCCGACGATGACGAGCCGGGCCTGATCGTGCATCGCGCGATGGATGGGCGCGAGGCGTTCGAGAGCGGCGAAAGACTCCCTTCGTAGCCCAGCGCGGGCGGATAGCAAACCCGGAAAAAGCGCCGTCTGGCGAGTTCGTGAGCCTTTGAGAATAGCTGGCAGTCGGCTACCAGCCGGCGTTCCAGTGTTTGAACTTCTCCGAAAGGACACGAAACCATGACCAAGCGCATCCATCAGGATTACTTCAAGCGCGAGACTGCCGAAGTAGCCCAATTCGTCGATTCTCTGAAGGACAACGCCACCAAGGGCGGCACCTTCGATTCTGCCGCCGCCGCCGATTTCCTGGCGACGGCCACCAGCCAGAACACGGGCGTCAAGGTGCCCGACACCCTCCAGACCGTGCTGGACGAGGCGAAGGGCGACGATGCGGCCGCTCTCGTTACTCGCGCTGTTCTGGACGGTGTTTCCGTCTATGAGGCCCAGCACGGCACCCCGGCCCCGGCCGACGTGATCGAGCTGGCGCTGCACTCGGCCTACGCCACGACCGAAGCCGCCCGCCGCAAGTTCAGTCTGGACTCGGCGACCTCGGCGCACCACGACCAGATTTCGCTGCAACCGAACCGCGCCGTGGTGGCGATTCTGGCTGCCCTGGGCGAAGCCATCCCGTTCGCGCACTACCTGCCGGCGGACATCGGCTCCAACGAGGCGCGCTTGGCGATCATGACGCACCAAGCCGGCAGCGAGTTCGGCGCCTATGCGCAAGGCGCGCTGCTGGATGGCGTCGATTCCGGCGACACCTACATCAGCTCCAGCCGCGTGCATACCTCCATGCCGGCCGGCTCGGGCGACGCCACCCCTGGCGCGGTAACGGGCAAGATTACCGCCATCCAGGCTACCGCCGACACCTGCGACCAGAACGCCGCCAACCTGAAGCTGCTGCGTGGCCGCTCCATCGTCTATGTGGATGGCCGCGTGGCTGCCCGCGAGGTCGATTCCGCTGGTAGCGGCAACTCGGCCGTGTCCGGCACCATCAATGTCGGCGGCACCAGCTATGCCATCGGCGGCACGATCAACACCGACACCGGCGCTTACTCGCTGACCACGACCCCCGCGCTGCCGGCTACCGTGCCCGTGGTGGTCGAAGGCTTCATCGACTTCGAGCGTGCGCCCGAGCTGACCCCGACGATCATCTCGGCGGTCAATACCTTCTCGCTGTTCGCCAAGCCCTGGCGCGTCACCACGCACCAGACCATCGACAGCCGCACCCAGATGGCGAACGAACTGGGCCTCGACCCGTACAGCGAAAGCGTCATCGCCATCCAGGCGCAGTTCGCCAACGAGCGCCACTACGACGTGCTGCGCAAGGGCGTTCGCCTGGCCGCGCTGAACACCGCGACCTTCGACTTCGGCGCCGCGCAGGCGCACGTCGATAGCGGCCGCTTCGGCGTGTGGCCCGAGCTGGCCTACCCGCTGAGTGTCGTGTCGCAGAAGATGGCCGAGGACACCATGAATCATGGCGTCACCCATCTGTACGTCACCAAGCGCGTGGCCGCGCAGTTCCTTGGCCTGCCCAGCACGCTGTTCCAGCCCTCGGGCATTGCCCCGCGCCCCGGCATCTATCGCCTGGGCCGCCTGTTCGGCCAGTACGACGTGTACTACACGCCGAAGGGCCTGAACGAAACCGCGACCAGCGCCCAGATTCTGGCCGTGGGCCGCGCCACCGACGTGACGCGCAACCCCGTGGTGCTGGGCGACGCCGTGCCGCCGACCGTCATCCCGCTGGCCGTCAATGCCGACCTGCGCCAGGGCGCCGGCTTCTACGCCCGCAACTTCACCGCCGTGAATCCGCACGACCCGTCGGCTCGCGGCTTCGCCCTCATCAACGTCACCAACATGTAAAGGACGGATGGAGCCATGACCCGCACTGTTGAACTGGGCGCTCCTTCCCTGACCGGGAAGGACGCCAACGACCTCGTAGCCGAGGTTTTCGCCGATGCCGCGTATCCCCTGAAGGTGGTGGTGCAGAACCACATGCCCCAGGACGTGGTGTTCCCCGAGGTCGAGGGCCTGTTCCTCCGCCACGTCGCCAATCCCAAGGACAGCCGGAAGACGGTGGTGATCGCCGATCACGACCTGTTCCAGCGCCTGGCGTCGAGCGTCGAGCAGATCGCCGAACTGAGCCGCTGCGAGTTGGCGCTGACCATCTCGGAAGCGGCCGAGGCCGCCGCCGACGCTGGCGCGCCCACTGGCGACAGCACCGAAACCGCCAAGAAGCCGTCCGATGGCCTGACCTACGACCAGCTCAAGGACGCGCTGAAGGCCAAGGGCATCGAGTTCGCGGCCAACGCCAAGAAGGCCGACCTGGCTGCGCTGCTGGATGCCGCGCCCGCCGACGCTGGCGACGGCACGGAAGGCGCTGCCGACACCGGCGCCGCGAACGCTTAATCGAGGGGAGAGGCCATGAGTACCGCTTTCGTGCGACAACTGGGTTCGGAATCCGGCGTGCAGCTCAACCCGCTGCGCGACAACTCCGAAATCCCGACCACCGACAATTCCGATCAGGTGTTCGGCATCATGATGCGGGCTACCCGTGGCCGCATCGACAAGCCGTTCGCCGTTGATCGCGGCAACGTGTTCAAGAAGCTGGGTAGCGGCGAGCAGGTGCGCCTGTCTGCGCTGAACGAGGCGTGGGTGCATGTGGTGGAGGCCCTGAACAAGGGCGCCTATCAAGCCATCGTCCAGCGTTTGAGCACGTCGGCTGCCGTCATCAAGTACGCCGTGGTGGCAGCGGAGATGAGCGAGGATGAAACCCCGGCTCCGACCGGCAATTTCACCTTCACCGTGTCCGAAAACCTGCCGGCCACGCCGTATCTGTTCGCCGTCAAGCACCTGGAGTGCTTCAACGACGGCATCGTGCTGGAGTTCCGCGCCGAGGAAGTCACCTCTGGCGGCCTGCCGGCCGACAATGACAAGCTGACCCTGCGCCTGCGGGACAAGGACGGCAACCTGCTGTACGAGTTCTACGGTTCGCTGAAAAGCGACGCCAAGGACGATTACGGCAACTCGGCCTACCTGCCCGACGTGGCCCTGGCGCAGACCGACGCGGTGGAAATCACCACGGGCGTCACCGGCGCCTCGGCTGTGATCGGCTCCGATTCCGCGGCCTACGGCTACGACACCAACGGGCAGCAGAAGTGGGCGAAGTCCGGCACGCTGGTGTGCTTCGTCGAGGGCGGCACGGCCTACACCACCCAGGACTACATGGCGGCGCGCGACAAGCTGCAATACACGCAGTTCGACTACGCCTACATCTCGTCCGGTGGCACGCAGGCCCCGGCCTTGCTGGCGCAGCTCGCCCAGCTCGCGTTCGACACGAACCGCCAGCTCCGTTTCGGCATTCCGGGCAACCTGGCGCCGGAGGCGGCCGTCGCGTTCGTGAATCAGCTCAACATGGGCGCCAGCCAGACCGCGCACCTGATGCACGCATTCTGGGCGCCGCTGAAGTCCGACGACCCGACCGGCATCAATCCGCACGGCTACTTCGGCACCGAGACGCTGAACATCGCCTACGGCTGCGGCCGCAACGCCCAGAAGAACGCCAAGGGCTTCGCGCCGAAGAACTACCCCATCGCGGGCCGGGAATGGCCGCTCCAGCGCACGCGCATCGTGCAGACCTACTCGCCGACCAATCAGGAACTCAACCTGCTGGCGCGCGCGAAGATCAACCCGGTGATCTACGAGACGTACACCGGCGGCGGCCGCTACGTGTTCCGCGATTCGCTGACCTGCGCGCTGGTCGAGTCGAGCCTGAAGAAGCTGATCGCGGTGGCGGATATGTCCACCAGCATCGACGAGTCCGTGACGCGCGCGGCCAAGGACTTCCTGCAACTTCCGATGGACGTGTCCGTGAAGAAGATGCGGGACTTCCTGACCACCCTGTTCGAGGGTGCGCAGGCGTCCGGCTGGCTGGTGCCGTCCAACGACCCGCAGATGAACGGTGCGGCCTGGGCCTACGACGTGCGCCCGAACGAGCAACGCCCCTACGACGCGATGGACGTGTCCTACTGGCTCCGCTACGACGGCACGAACCGCCAGACCTTCGTCACCCAGACGCTGACCAAGTAACCCATCACCGAGAAGGACATCAACATGAGCATGAGCGAACTGTTGCGCGGGGCGATGAAGCGCCGCGAACCCGTCAAGGTGCTGGACTCGACCGGCGACGAGCCGGCGCTGTCCGGCGCCGACGACTACACCCTCCGCGACATCAAGCTGTCGGCCATCGCGGTCGTTCAGCAGTGGGCGGAAACCGACGACCTGGACGACGGCGAAAGCTATGCCGACCGCCTGATGGCGATGTTCGTGGGCATCGCCGACGCCAACCACGACGGCGATGTCACCGAGGACGAACAGGGCGTGCTGGAAGTGGCGCTCAACGCGGCCTGGGACTACCTGGTCAAGGCTGGCGTCACCGAGGAAGACGCCGGTGCGCTGCTAAACGACTGGGACGACGACGCGGCCGACCGCGTGCGCGACCTGGTGGCTTCGGTGCTGCCCGATGGCGACGACGCGGCCAGCGCCGAAATCGACAGCTTCGTGTTTTCGGACGACGACAACGCGCCGGCCCTCGATGCGGTGTATCGCAAGACGGTGGCCGTGCGCAACGGCAAGAAGGTGCGCATCAACAAGCGCATCTCCGGCACCGTGCGCCTGTCGGCCAAGCAGAAAGTCGCCATCCGCAAGGCCCGTATGAAAAGCCACTCCGCCGGCGCCATGATGCGCCGCCTGAAGTCCATGCGCCTGCGCCGCAAGGCCGGCCTGTAACCGCTGCTCCGAGGGGGACTTGGGCGCCGCTGTGCTACCGCCGGCGGCGCCATTTTTTTGCTATGGCAACCATTCCATCCATCGGCCAAGCGGCCACGCTGGGCGCGAACGCCCTGACTTCCATCTGGGACGGGCTTTCCCCGCACCTGATCGCCACCTTCTACGAGGTGGCGAAGACGGGCGATGACGCCTGGGATCGCATCGAGGGCAAGACCGACCCTATCGCGGTCATGGCGCCGCTGACCGACGCCAATCTGGAAATGGTGCTCAACTGGCAAAGCCCGTTCGAGCAAGCCGGCCCGGAGTCGAAGGCCCCGGCGCTGATGGCGATGCTGCAATCCGGTGCGCTCCAGCCCGTAGTCGATGCGGTCATGGGCAAGTCCAAGGAAGGCTCCGCGCAGCAGAAGTCCAACGAGTTCCTCAAGCAGTTCGAGGGACGCACCGGCATCACGAAGCTGAACAGCACGCAGGTGTTCAACGGGATGCCGCCCGTCAAGATCACGGTGACTGCGCTGTTCCGGGCCTGGCGCGATTCCGCCAGCGAAGTCGAGGCGCCGTTCAACAAGCTGATGGAGTGGGCCTTGCCCATCGAGCTGTCCAAGGACGGCTCCGTGCTCGCGCGCGCGGCCGAGACGGCCAAGGGCGACATGGGCTATGTCGAGGCCCTGATGCCCTCGAAGGCGCCCACGCGGGTTGCCCTGAAATACAAGGGCCGCATCTTCTCGCCCCTGGTGATCGAGTCCATCGGTATGCCCCTCAATTCCCCCGTGGATGCCAGCGGGCGGTTCGTCCAGCTCGCCGTTCCCATGACCCTCTGCACGCTGACCGCGCTCGACCGCAAGGACTGGAGCAATGCGGCCATCGTTTCCATGTAGGAGCACCAGACGATGATTCACTTTCCCCTGCTGCGCACGCGCCGCCTGACGGTGCAACTGCGCGAGCTGTCCATCACCGAGTCCGTCGCCATCGCGTCGATGCCGACGCACCTGGAAGAAGCGTCCTGCACGGCCTTCCTGCGCGCGGCGGTGGCGTCTGCGCAGGGCATCGACGACCCCGCCGCCTGGACGGTGCAAGAGCGCATGTTGGCCGTGGCGCACTACTTGGCCGCGACGGCCGAGGACGGCCCCGACTTCGCCCTGGGCGAGGGCCATTATTCGGACTACCTGGACGGCGCGGCCGACATCCAGACCCAGGCCCCGCAGATCGAGGTGGGCGAGGTTGGCGGCGACACCTGGCACATCCGGCACCTGACCGGCGCGATGGCCGAGTCCATCGAGCGCATGACCGGCGAGGTGCAGGACGCCTCGGGTAAGCCGCTGTCCGGCCGCCTGCATTGGATTCTGGGCGCGATGGCCGCGCAGATGGTGCGCTCGGGTGAGAGCGTGCCGGACGCTGACATGGCCGAGGGCGCCTTCGACGAGTTCATGGTGGCGCGCATGAAGATCATGGGCGCCTTCCCCGAAAGCGACTTCTCCGCGCTGATGGCGCTCTACTTCGCCGGCCGCGAGAAGCTGCACCACCTGTTCAAGACCGAGTTCAGCAAGGACGGCATCGTGGCGATGCCCAAAGGAGGGGCGGCAGCGAACCTGCCGCCGGCCCGATTTCCGGCTCATACCTGCCTCTCTCGAATGGCGCGCGAACTGGTCGGAAAACCTGATGAATCTGGCCTCTAGCCTCACCCTATATTCCTCGACATCCCTGGCCGACGCCATGCAGATGCAGCCCAGCACGGTCAGGAAATTCTTTGAGGGCAAGCCGTTCGACGACTGGAAAAAAGGAAGGGAGTCCGAATTGAAAACGCAGGCGGCAATTGTGAACCGACTTAACGACGTTATCCGCGCCTGCGGCATCGTCGCCAAGACCATTGCGAGGACTCGCTGATGACCGAGAAATCCAAGTACGACGAGCACTGCTTGTCTCCTGAGACGGTTTCGGCTGAAGCGGCAGATCGTGCAGTGAAGAAGGTCTTCGCCATTCTTGGTGTCGATGTCGATAGGCCGGAGAGTGTCGAGGAATTCCGCGCCGATCTTCGCTTCGGCAGGAAGCTGCGCAAGATCGCCGACCACGGAACCCTGGCCTTCATCGGTGTGGTAGCAGCAGCGCTGGCCGCTGCGGTGTGGGCCGGAATCGTCTCGAATATTTCCGGGGGAAAGTGATGGATACCAAGAGTTTGAAGGAAAGCGACTTCGAGGCGGCGGCCAAGGCGCTTGCTGTGCCCGTTGCGGCGGTGAAAGCAGTCACCGAGGTGGAAAGCCGTGGAAACGGCTTCTACGCCGATGGCCGTCCGGTGATCCTGTTCGAGCGGCACATCATGTACCGCCGACTCAAGAATGCCATCGGCCAGCAGCGTGCGGACGCCTTCGCCAAAAGCAATCCTGGCGTCGTCAATCCGACGGCCGGCGGCTACCGGGGCGGTGTCGCCGAGTGCGACCGGCTGGACGAGGCCGCCAAGATCAACCGCGCCTGTGCGCTGGAGTCCGCGAGCTGGGGCCTGTTCCAGATTATGGGCTTTCACTGGCAACTGCTGGGCTTCGCTTCGGTGCAGGCGTTCATCAACGCCATGTACCGCGACGAGGCCGCGCACCTGGACGCCTTCGTGCGCTTCGTGAAGGCCAACCCGGCCATCTGGGCGGCGCTGAAGGCGCAGGACTGGGCGAAGTTCGCCAAGAACTACAACGGGCCGAACTACGCGGCCAACAAGTACGACATCAAGATGGCCGCCGCTTTCGAGCGGCATGACACGGAGGTTGCGTAATGGACTGGAAAGACGTTGCCGGGGTCGTCGGTAAGGCGGCCCCCATTCTGGGCGGCATCCTGGGCGGGCCGGCTGGCGCCGCCGTGGGCAGCCTTGTTGCTACGGCGCTGGGCACGGATGCCACGCCCGACGCGGTTTCCACCGCGCTGCTGGGCGACCCGGACGCGGCCGTCAAGCTCAAGGAGCTGGAGGTCAATTCCAGGGTGCAGCTCCAGCAGCTCGCGGTGAGCGCCGAACAGAACCGGCTCCAGGCGGCCGCCGCGCAGTACGCCGCCGAGGCGGCCGACCGCGACAGCGCGCGCAAGCTCGCGGCCCAGCAGCCCAAGGACTGGGTGCGCCCGTCCATCACCGTCCTGCTGCTGCTCGGCGCCGGCGGCATCGTGTTTTTCGTTTTCTCCGGCATGGCCGACACGCTGCTGCGCGATGCCACCGCCAGCCTGACCATCGGCACCATCGTCGGCTACTGGTTCAACGAGCTGAAGCAAGTATTGGCGTTCTGGTTTGGCACCACCGGCGAGACGCAGCGCGCCAACGCCGAGGTGCGCCAGTTCGCGGTGACGCCGGGCACGGTGACGGCGGATTCGCCGGGCCAGAAGTAACAGGGGAAATCCGGCGCCGAACCCTGCCGGCAGCCGGAAAACCGCGCCAGTTCCACGGGCGGCCGGGCCATACAGTGCAGGGGAGTTTCATCAACCGAAAGGACACGAAATGACTGTCTCCAATGCCGCCTATCTCAAGGGCTTCTACGACACGACCCGCGCCCTGGGCGCCAAGGTCATTTCCAGCGACTTCACCTTTGAAATCGAAGGTTTCGAGGGGAACTACCTGCTGTGCAAGCAGGCTCCCTGGCCCGAGCTTTCGCCCGCTGGCGAAATCGAAGTGCCGACGCCGCTGGGCGCCACCATGTGGCAGCCGCAGCAACTGAAGGTTGCTCAGCAAGGGCAAATCTCGATGTTCGAGACGATTGCCGGCTCCATCGACCAAATGCTGGTGAACCTCATCACGCGCGGCGGCACCTACGCCAGCGGCGGGGCCACCTTCAACGCCAAGATTTACGAGGGCACGCCCACCAAGTTCCTGCGCGCCAAGCGCATCGTCGATGCGTTCATCCAGATGGACGTGCCCGACCGCGATTGGGAGAACCGCTCGCAGCCGCTGACCTTCAGCGGCACGCTGTTCTACCACTACTTCGGCGAAATCATCGCCGGCAACTCGGGCGACTACCGCTAATGGCGAAGCTGACCGATCTGGCGCAGACCTTCGCCACGCAAGAGCGGCCGGCCGGCAACCTGCTGGACGAGGAAACGGTTCTGGCGCAGGCCGTCGCGGCGACCCGGTTCTATGCTGGGTTCGCCGCATTGCGCGCGCACGAGGGCGTCACGCCCGTGCCGGACATCGACGGCGACACCGCCATCACCACGTCCGAATGGGCGCTGATTCGCCCGCTGTTCCTGCTCTACGCGGAGCGGGAAACCGCGCTGCAACTGGAAGCGTCGCGCGGCATGGGCATCGACCCGTTCGGGCGTTCGGCCAGCGAAATCGCGGCCGAAATCACCCAGGCCGAGGCCGACATGCCGCACCGGGCGTTCTTCCAGCCCATCATCACCGTCTGAAGGGTGGGCCGTGATTCTCTTTCTCGCCGACGGCAAGCAGATTCGCGGCGACCTCATCAAGTCCGCCGTGCTGCGCTCCGACTTGGCACCGGTGCCGATGACGCTGGAGGCGGACATCCGGGCCGGCGACGCCAGCCTCGACAAGCTGCTGGCCGAGGGCCAGAAGCTCTCCATCAGCAGCGGCGATACGCTGCACATCGTCAAGTCCGTGCGCGTGGCCGAGCGCAGCACCCAGGGCACGCGCGAGATGGCGAGCTTCCGTATCACGGCGCTGCTGGAATCCTGCCTCGGCGTCGCCTACGTGCGAAGCCGCGCCATCATCAAAGAAAGCGCCGCCCTGTCGGCGATCTACAAGGCGGCCGGCGCAACCATCAAGGCGGTGGATGCCGATTTTCCTGTACCGCGCTTCTACTGCCCTGTGGGCGAGACGCCGACCTTCCACGTCGCCCGCGTGCTGCAAGAGGAAGGCGGCGTGGTGCGCTGGAAGGCCGGCCGGCTCCAGTTCGTCCGGTTGCCCGACCTATTCAAGCAGGCGCCCGTGAAGACGCTGCCCGACAACGCATCGGACGACGTGGATGGCGGCTTTCTAGAGCGCCACGAGGTGCCCTGGTTCTTCTCTCTGGACGCGAACGGCGCCGCCGTGTTCGGCAACCGCGAGAAGCCGCGCACGGTGCGCTACGCCCCGTTCAAGGATGCCCAGCGCCTGCGCAACATGACGCGCTGCCTGGTGCATCGCAAGACGGTTCGCATCGACTACGACAGCCGCATCGGCGCGGGCGACCTGATCGCCTTCGCCGGCGGCGAAAAGCTGGTGGTCGTCACGGCCGCGCACGCCTTCGGCAGCGGCACGGACGACGGCGGTGCCAGCGACACCTACACCCGGCTCTGGCTGGGCGCGCTGGAGGAATGATGGACTACGGCCTCATGCCCGGCCGCTACCCGGCCATCGTGCGCAGCTACAACCAGGCCCGGCGGACGTGCCGCGTCGAGATTCCCGGCCTGACCGACGGCGCCGACGTGCTGCCCGAGGCGGAAATCGAGTACCCCATCGGCGACAAGTCGCGCGCGGGCGCGAACACCACCGAAATCGAGATGCTGGCCGGCGATACCGTCTGGGTTGCGTTTCTCGCTGGCGATCCGCGCTACCCCATCATCACCGGCTACCGGAACCCCCAGGCGGGTAACTCGGCGGACTGGCGGCGCTGGCACCACCCGAACATGGAGCTGCTGGCCGACGGAACCATGCGCCTGGCTGTCGGCCCGTCGGAAATCGTGCTGACGCCTGACGGCATCGCCATCCGTGGCCCACGCATCGACCTGAACTGACATGCCCCTGACCTGGACGCCCGACCCGGCTACCGTGCCCTGGCATGACGTGCAGGCCGACGAGGTTTGGACAGAAGGCCCGATCACGGCCGCCGATGCCGAGGCGCTGCTAACGGTGACGGGGTATAGCTGCGAAGTCGTCGGGCTGGAGCCGCTGCCGGGACTGCTCGTCCAGGCCGACGCCGCCGGCGTCACCGCGTCGGCGCCGAAGGCTCTGGCCGGCGTATTTCCGCCGCTGGACATCGAGTACCAGATCAAGGGCGTCACCGGGCACTGCGCGGCGTTCGACGAGTTGCCGGCCGAGGCCGACGAGGTAATCCGCTTCGTGCCGAACCCGGCCAACACGAAAGACTGGACGCTGCGGGTGACGGCGCATTGCGCAGATGCCCTCACCGGGGCGGCCCAGGATTTCACCGCCGACTTCATCCTGCGCGTCTGGGCCAACTTCGACCCTGGCCGCGACGCACTCAAGGAGGCCGTCAATGCCCGCCGTCGCTAGATTCGGGGATACCTGCACGGGCCACGGCTGCTTCCCGTCGCGGGCCAACGACCAGGCTTCCGAGGACGTGTTCGTGAATGGCCTGGGCGCGCACCGCCAGGGCGATCACTGGCAGTCCCATTGCTGCGGTCCGACGTGTCACGACTCGACCCTGGCCGCAGGCTCGGGCACGGTGTTCGTGAATGGGAAGCCTCTCGGCCGCATTGGAGATTCGGTGGCGTGCGGCAGCGCCGTTGCCAGCGGCTCGGGCACGGTGTTCGCCGGCGGCTGACGGAAAACCCGCCGCGCTCGCGCGTCTGCCGGGTTCCACAATGCAGGCAGTTAGATCGCCCTGGGAAAGACACCACCATGAAGAACCTGCTTTTCAGCTTTGAAGACCTGTCGGCCAAGGACAAGGCGGCCAAGCAGGCCGCCCGCTATTTCTCGCGCGCCGGCGCGAACGTCGTCCAGCAGGACGTGCCCACGGCGGTGAAGCGTTCGTCGGGCATCACCTACCGGGAAATGGCACTGACCTTCGCCGACTCGCAGCAGGTCGTGCTGCGTATCAAGCAATCGGGCGACATCTTCCAGGTGCTGCTCAACGGCAAGGTGCTGCCGATCAAGAACCAGGACGACCATGTGAAGGCCATCGCCGAAATCGTGCAGGCGATGGACGCGGGCCGTTCCCGCTTCCAGAAACTGCTGGCCGCCGCCCAGGCGCGCCCGCCGGCGGGCATCCGCACCGCCGCGCCGAAGATGGAGCAGGTGCTCACCGAGAAGCGCGACGCCCTGAAGGCCGCCATCGCCGAGGTGCGCAGCCAGATCGAGGCCATCAAGGGCACCGCTGCACCGGCGGCCGCTTGATGACGCCTGCCGAAATCGTCGCGCGCCTGCGCGCCGTGGCCGCCGACATGGAATCCCTGGGCGCGGCGATGGACTACTTCGGCGGCTTCAACGGGCGCATGACGCAACACGGCCGCGAGATGGTGGGGGCGGCCGGAATCGCCCGCGAGTGGGCCGACGAGATAGAGGCCGAAGCGCCACCCCAATAGGGCGGAAAACGCCCCGATTTCCGCTCCAGGCCGGGCCATACCATGCCCTGCATGAGCGATTCCACGTTTCTCCACATCGAGAATGCCGCGCACGGCGGGGCCTTCGGGAACAACACGATTCCCGAACCCACCGAGGCGCAGTGCATCGCAGGCAACTACAAGGTGGGCCGGGCCAATCTCTACGGCCTGCCCCTCGCCATCGAACAGCCGCGAGGCAGCTATCGCACGGGCATTGACGCCAAGACCGGCAAGCGGTGGGCAAGCCGCATGGCAGCCCACTACGGCTACATCAGCGGCACGAAAGGCGCCGACGACGACGCCGTGGATTGTTTCATCGGCTTCTACCCGCAAAGCGAGACGGCCTACGTCATCAATCAGAACGTGGGCGGCCGCTTCGACGAGCACAAGGTAATGCTCGCCTTTCCCGACGAGGACACGGCCCGCCGGGCCTACCTGGACAGCTACGAGCGCGGCTGGAATGGCCTCGCCAGCCTGGTGCCGGCCTCGATTTCTCAACTCAAGTGGTGGCTCAAGAACGGCGACCTGCGCCGCCCGCTCCGCGCCGACAACCTCCCTCATGAAGGACTGGAAACCATGACCCGAAAAGTTCAGTGGAACAGCGACGCGCTGCCCTACGACAACACCCTCGATCACGTCCTGTACGAAATCCGCTGCGCGGACGCCGGCGAGGGCCTGCTGATGGATGCCGTGACGGCCCAGGAAATCACCGAGGATGCCGATGGCCTGCTGGCCTTCGACGCGCTGGTGTCGCCCTATGCGAAGCTGGAGCGCAAGATGGAGCTGCTGCGCGGCGTCATGGAGCGCACCGGGGACAAGGTGAAACCCGTCGCCATGCAGATCACGGAGCCGTTCAAGCAGCGCGGCGTCGCCAACGTGGCGGCCATCTTCGAGCTGTCCGACGGCCAGACCGTCTCCATCTTCTTCCACAACCCGGACGTGACGCCCGGCAAGATGGCGCCGACCGACGAGGTGATTTCGTGGAAGTGGCTGCTCAACAAGAAGGACATCACCATCGTGGTGGCACCCGAGCGCGGCGCCGACCTGAACATCCGTGAGGTGGCGCGGCGCATCATGCGCCTGGCCGAGAAGAATAGCCCTGCCTTCCAGCGGCTCAACGCGAAGCGTGCCGAGCGCATGGGCGCCATCCAGGGTCTGAAGGACGAAATCGCCGGACTGGAGGCCGAGCTGGCTGCCGCCCAGCATGAGCTGGAAGTGGCGAAGGTCGATGCCGAGGACGCCCAGAACAAGAAGAACCGCGCCTACGCCGACGCGGTGCAGCAGGTCAGTACCTTGCAGGACGCCTACCTGCGCGCCACCCAGAACGGCGGCACCGACCCCAAGACGGGGCAGACCAAGGAGGCCCTGGCTGCCCAGATCGACAGCCAAGCGGTCGAGGTACAGCGCCTGCGCGACATCGCCAACGGCGTGACGCCGGCGGCGCCCGCTACCGAGGATGGGCCGCACTATTCAGCGCAGACCCTGAAGGCCCTGGTCGATTCCTACGGCTGGGAAGACACGGGCAATGACAGCGTGGTCAAGGCGTTCCCCGGCGTTGGCCCGCTGGGCGGCCAGATGGTGCCGGACGGCACGCGGAAGATTTACGCCGGCTACCGTTTCGACGAGCGCAAGCGTTACATCGCGGCGATCTTCGGCGACGACCAGCTTTTCGACATCGACGGCCGCGACCGCGAGCCGGCCGACGTGGCGCGCGAACTGAACGAGCGCGTCGAGGCGTGGGTGGCGGAGCGCCAGGCCGCCAACGGCTATGCGAATCCGGCTCCGGCCGCCGCCTCTGCCGCCGTCGTGCCCGACCTGAGCTACCGCCACAGCGCCGACGGGCTTTTCACCACGTTCTTGCCCAACACCCCGGAGGGTGAAAAGGCGTGGCGCACCATGAACGCTACCCAGGGCAGCGAGGGCGGCAAGATTCTGGCGGCACACACCGAGGCCGTCATCCAGCAAATCCGCGACGCCGGCTACACCGTTGCCGAGGACACCAGCGGCCCGACCTCGGACGAGGAAGCCGACGCCCTGGCGGCTGCGCTGGAAGAGCCGCCGCAACCCGACGAACAGGCGCTGATCGACGCCTATTTCAAGTCGTGGGGCGAGGAAGCGGCGCAGATCAACGCCGCCGTGGCCGCGATCAACTGGGAGGGCATCACTGACACGGCCAGCGCCGCCGCCGAAATGCAGAAGCTGCGCGACGCAGCGAACAGCGACCGCCTCATCGTGAAGGCCCGCGACGCCCTGGAGGCCGTCGGCATCAAGTCCTGGGACGACCGCTTGGCGAGTGTCACCGACAGCCCCGGATTCAAGGCCCAGGGCGACGCGATGGACGCCTATCGCGCGGCCACGGACAAGATTCAGGCCATCGCCAAGGAAAAGCTGATCGAGGCCGGCAAGGCCGAGCTGGCGGCGCTGCCTGACGACGCACCTTTGGCAGACGTGGCGCGCGCCGTGTTCCGCAAACATGGCATCGACATCGGCCCGCGCGGTGAGGGCTGGGTGGCCCGTGTCGCGCAGCAGGTCGAGGCGAAGGACGCCGACGGCCTGCGCGAAATCCTGGCCGGCGTCGGCAGCGACAGCAACAAGGCCAGCATGGAGGTGTTCGAGCGCGCCACCGGCGTGAAGCTGGCGAAGACCCAGCGCGAGCGCGGCCGGCAGATCGACGAGTGGGCCGGAATCACCCCGGAGAAGCGCGCCGAGATGGATGCCGCGAAGGATGCGGCTTGGCTGGCGCGCCAGCGCGAGAGCAAGGTCAAGGACGCCTGGGACGCCCTGAAGGCCATGAACGTGCGCAACAACGGCACCGGCATCGTGTCGGACGGCCAGCAGTACCTGTTGGGACAGGTGGCTGGTGGCTATGACACGGTGGGTTCCTTCAAGCGCGGTGCAGCAACGGTCTATGGCCTGGAAAAGGGCACCGACCTGGTGTTCGTGAACAACCGCACCTTCACCAACTTCCTGAAGGCGGCCATCGCCTTCGGCGGGCTGCGCCAAGCACTGGAGCTGGTGGGTGCGGTCGAACCCAAGGCCGCCGAGGCCCAGGGCGACGCCGACAAGATTGCGGCCGTGGATGCGGCTTACCCGTTCGAGAGCGCGACAGACGGCTTCAAGCTGTGGCTGCACGAATCCCTGAACAAGGCTGACTACTCGCCGTTCGTCACCGCGAAGGCGATGGACGAGGCGGTGAAGCGCCACGGCGCGACCGTCGAATGGGACAAGGCCCTGGCCGCCCTGGATGATGTGGGCCATGCCGTGGCCTCGCTGGAGGCCAGCCTGGCGGTGGTCGAGAACAACGCCCCGATCAACCGGGCCGAGGGCGACATCTTGCAGGCCGACCTGGAAACGGACACGGCCAAGAGCATCCGCGAAGCCATCGCCACGCTGACAGAAGCCGACTACGCCCCTAGCGAAGAAGACATCGGGGGCACCTTCGAGGCCGAAGCCGTCACGCTGGACAGCACCAACGAGCCGCCCGTCAAGGCGCTGCTGGCGTCCCTGCGTTCGTTCCTGGGGCAGCAGGCCGCGCTGGACGCGGTGCTGTCCCTGGATGGAACCGAGCACGTCGGCACGATCAAGCTGGCCGGCGAGGCCATCGGCCGCATCGACATTGCCGACGACGGCAAGGCGATGGTGTATGTGGGCGCCGCCGGCGACGAGCGCGTGGTGTTCCCGTCGGGCACGCGCGCGATGTATTCGGACGACGACGCGGTGCTCATGGTCGATGCACTGTTCTCCATGCGCGATGCCGCAGCGCCCGCGCCGGCAGTTCCCTACGCCGGCAACGACCCGGACGCGCCGGGCATCTACAAGCGCGACGCCGGGTATCTGGCCGTGAAGCAGGCTGCCTCGATTCTCGGGGTGGCCGTACAGGACGCCGAGGTGGATGCAAACCTGGTCATCAACACCAGCATCGCCTACGGCGGCAAGAGCCTGAAGGTCGAGATTTCGCCCCACGGCTGGGTCAATGTCGGGAGCGCGCAGATCATGATTGAACCGAACGTCACCACGGAATCCACCGCTGCCGACGGCAAGGCCATCGCCGAAGCCGTCAAGGCTCAGGCCGAGGTGGCCGCAGCCGAAGGCGACCCCGCCGGCGGCCGGCCCGAACCCGGCGCAGGTGGCGACGACGCCGACCTTGTAGCGGTTGCCCTGGCTGCCGTTCAGTCGCGCACGCTGGCGCGGCTGAACATCAAGGGCGGCCTGCCTTACTTCATGTTCCCGGTCGATGGGGACGAGGTAATCCTGTCCGACGAGCTGCGCGCGAAGGTCGAGGCCCAGCTTGGCGAGCCGCTGGTGGAGGCCATTCTTCCGGGGCTGGAGGGACAAACCACGTTGGTGCCGCAGTCCGCCGCGCCGACGGCTGCGCCGCCCGATACCCCGCCGGACGTGCCCGAGCTGATCGCCGCTGGCTTCCGTCGCGTGCTGAACAACGACTACGTGCGTGCGGTGCAGGCCGGCGACAAGAAGCTCCAGTTCAACGTCCGGGTGACTGAAGACGGGTTCATCGTGCGCCTGACCGTGGGCTTCAATGGCGGCATCACGGGCGCGGCGACCGAGATTGGCCGGACGGCCGATGTTGGCGCAGCTATCGCCCTGGCGGATGCCGAGGCCGCCAAACGCGGCGCCGGCGACAGTCAAGCCGACCCGCAGAAGGACTCCGACCGCGCCCTGTTCCAGTCCGTCATCGACGGCACGGTGGCCGACATCCTAGCGCCCGAGCTGGCCGACGACCTGGAGGCCGCCTACACGCGCAACCAGGGCGATGCCGAATTGGCGGCCCTGTTCGAGCAGGCCGTGGCCGCCTACCAGGCCGCCATGATGGCCGCCACCTCCAGCCTTGCGTAAGAAAGGGAAGATCATGCAGAACCGTATCTCCCTCGACGACGTGGCCGCCGGCGGCGCGCTGGCCCGCCTGAAGCTGGTGGGCGAGCTGGCCCGCATCAAGGCTGGGCTGAAGGACGCGGGCGAAGGCCCGTTGGCTGCCGTCAAGCGGCTGAAGCTGGTGGCGCGCGCGAACCAGATTCGCGTCGCGCTGGGCGCTGCATCGCAGCCGAAGGCGACCCCGCCGGCGGCCGGCCCGAACCCGGCGCAGGTGGCGACGACGCCCGAGCCGCCCTCGGGCGACGACGAGCCGGTGGCCCCGCGCAACCAGACCGCGCAGTATTACGAGTTCGACCCGAACCGCAAGCCTGCGCAGCGCAAGAAGGACAACGCCGCCGCGATGGCGCTGCTGAAGCGCATCGACGCCGGCGAAGTCGATGCGGCCCGGCTGTCTCCCGAGGAAAAGCTGGCGCTGGCGAAGTATTCCGGCACCGGCGGCGCGCTGATCGGGGCCGACGGCAAGAAGGGAAGCGCCTACGAGTATTACACCCCCAAGCCCATCGCCGAGGGCATCTGGGACTTGATGGCCGAGTTGGGCTTCGCCGGCGGGAAGGTGCTCGACCCGTGCGCTGGCGTCGGCATCTTCGGCGCCACCGCGCCGCTGAACGCGGCCATCGACGCTGTGGAGCTGAACGAAACTTCCGGCCGCATCAACGGCCTGGTGAATGCCGGCCCTGGCTACACCGCCACCGTGGCGCCCTTCGAGCGCGTGGCCGCCGCCACGCCCGACGAGCAATACGATGCCGTCGTCACCAACGTGCCGTTCGGCGGCGTCGCAGATCGCGGCGGCAACCAACTGCTGGACGGGCGCTATCAGAAGGAGCCGCTGCAAAACTACTTCATCCTGCGCACGCTGGAGAAGCTGAAACCGGGCGGTCTGGCCGTGTTCATCACGCCGCCGCGCTGCGTCTCCGGCAAGGGTGGCAAGGAGGAAGAACTGCGCGTGAAGGCCAGCTACATGGCCGAGTTCCTGGGCGCGTACCGCCTGCCGAACTCCGTGTTCGGCACGGCCAGCGCGGACACCATGACGGACGTGATTGCCTTCCGCAAGTACGGGCGGGAGGCGCTGGACAAGATCGCCGAGCTGCGCGAGCAGTCGCCCAAGGCCCTGATCGACGCCAATGTGCAGTGGCAGCCCTTCATCGAGGGGCGCTACTTCGACGGCGAAGGCAAGCGGTTCATCTTGGGCGAGTTCGTGCCGAAAGACCCCAACAAATTCCGCGACGTTGATCGCGTGACGACCGACCGGCCCATTGCCGAAATCGCTCGGATGCTGAAGAAGTTCCCCGGCTCGCGCGTGGATTGGGACATGCTGGGCACGGTCGAAACCACGCCCATCACCTACCGCGACGGCGACACCATCACACAGGCCGGCCAGACCCTGCAAATGCAGGATGGCCGCTGGGTGCCGATGGCGCGCGGCGAGGACAGCGCCAGCATGGCCGAGTTGGTGGGCAAGCTGACGACGCCCTACGCGGCCTTCGAGGGCCGCATCCAGTGGGCAGACGCCGAGCGGTGCGTCGATTACATGATTGAAACCTCGCAGTCGCTGGACATTCCCGACTGGCTGCGCGGTGCGATGACCGAAATCCGGCACCTGAAGGACGAAGGCGACCGCGCTCAGTTCTGGAACGCCGGCATCGTGGGCATGGCGGCCGCGCAGGTGCTGCAAGAGCGCCTGGGCGAGGAAACCGGCGTGAACTTCGCCGAGGAATATCCGGCGCTGACCGATGCCATGCAGCGCGTCGCCACCACGGCGAAGAAGCGGCCGGCGGCCCTGGGCGGCAAGCTGCGCGATGGCTTGGTGCTCATCGGCAACCACTACCAGAAGAAGACGGGCCTTTCGGCCGTCTGGCGCGGCGACGTGCAGCAGCAGGCCCCGACGGTCGAAATCACGGCCGACGCCAGTTTCGAGGGCCTGCGCTACAAGACGAAATCCGCCTGGGTGAGCCTGGAGGACGCCAAGGGCATCTACGGCGATGGCTTCGACCCCTACGCAGACCCGGCCTGGTGCCTGTCGCCGGACGGCAAGAGCGTCACGCGCGCCGACGACTACTACGTGGGCAACTACGCCGAGTTCCTGCGGCGCGTGGATGCGGACATTGCCAGCGCGGCCAGCGACGACATCCGGGCCAAGCTGTTGCGCCAGAAGCTCGACGCCGGCGCGCGCATCGACAAGGTGGATGTGTCGAAGCTGACCTTCAACCTGTTCAGCCCGCATGTCACCCTGGAGGAAAAGGCCGAGTTTCTGCGCCGGTTCGTGCATCCATCGGCCGCCGTCATCTACGACGAGCGCACGGGCGAGAAGCGCGTGGACATCGACGTGCCGGGCAGCAACCTAACCGACCGCGAGAAGCTGCTGAACCGCATCGGCGACTACCTGAAGAATGGCACGATCACGCTGGGCGGCGTGAAGCTGGGCATGGACGACGCCAAGGCGCTTCAAGAGCTGCGCCGGATGGTGAATACCGCCAACGAGCAGTTCAACGGCTGGGTGCGCGGCAATCGTCCCATCGTCGCGCGCCTGGAGGCAGTGGCGGCCGACCCAGCGAAGCTGCGTTTCCGCCAGGTCGAGGATGAGGCACCCATGCCCATCCCTGGCATGAACGACGGCCTGACGCTGCACGGCTACCAGAACGCCTACGTGCGTAAGACCAGCCGCGAGTTCGGCGGCATCAACGGCTTCGGCGTGGGCCTGGGCAAGACCTTCACGGCCCTGGCGGCCACCCAGTACGCCCAGAGCATCGGCGTCAAGTCCAAGACCTTTTTTGTGGTGCCCAATTCGGTGCTGTCGAACTGGCGCAAGGAAGCTGCCCGCGCCTACGCGAGCACGGACGATTGCCTGTTCGTAGGGCTGCGCGTGGGCAAGGATGGCAAGGCCACCATCAGCGCCACCAACTTCGACGCCGACCTGACGGCCGTGATGGAGAACCGGCACAGCAAGGTGTTCATGACGCTGGAAGCCTTCGAGCGCATCCGTTTGCGCGACGAAACCATCGGTGCCTACGAGGCGTTCATGCGCCAGGCGGACGCCAGTTTCGCCGAGAGCATGGACAAGAAGGAGGACGAACGGGCCAAGAGCAAGCAGGCCGGCCTGCTGTCCGTGCTGTCCAACAAGCGCGGCGGCGCGCCGTACCTGGAGGACATGGGCGTCGATAGCATCGTTTTCGACGAGGGGCACGTCTTCAAGAACTCCGCCCAGACGGTGGATTTCAAGGGCGCCAAGTTCCTGTCCCTGTCGCCGGCATCCCGGCGCGGCATCGACGCCCAGGCCAAGGCGTGGTTCATCCGGGGCAAGTCCGAGCTGAAAGACGGCGTGATGGTGCTGACCGCCACGCCGATCACCAATAGCCCGCTGGAAATCTACGCGATGCTGTCGCTGGCCGTCGGCCATGAGCGCGTGAATGACGTTTGCCTGGGCATCCGTGGCGCCGACGACTTCATGGAGATGATGTGCGCCAAGGAGAACCAGGACGACGTGACGATGGACGGCGTGGCGCGCACCACGGACGTGTTCGTCGGCCTGAACAACGTCGGCGTGCTGCGCAAGGCCATCGGCGAGGTGGCGACGATCAAGAGCGCCGAGGACGTGGGCGAGCAGATCGCGGTGCCCGACCGCGAGGAAAAGGCCGCGCCCGTGGCGCTGCCGCCCGACGTGGTGGAGCGCCTGAAGCTCTACAAGAGCGCGTTCCGCTACGCCATCGACGAGATTTCGGAGAAGTCGCCGAACCGTGGCGACCCGGAAGCCTACGCGCAGGTGGCGCAGCACTTCGGCGAGGAACTGAACCTCATCGGGCACCCGTTCAACCTCATCAACAAGATGACGCTGCTGATCGCCGACCCCGAACTCGACCAGCGCGCCACCTTCTACAGCTACCTTCCCACCCAGGCCGACAAGGCCAAGGCGGCCATCGAGCAGTTCAACGCCCGGAAATTCACGGAAGAACGCCCTCGGCCCGGCCCCATGACCGACGAGGCGGCCATCGTCGGCCACAAGACGGTCAAGGATTCCGGCGGCAACGAAACCGAGTTGCTGAAGATCGAGGTGCGCGCCAAGGCCATCGACGGCGGCCGCGTGGTGATCGACACCATCGACCCGGACGTGCAGAGCGCATTCGAGGCCATCGCGGAGAAATTGGGCCTTGATCTGGACGTGTCCGTGCCGCCGAAGCTGGCCGCCATGCTCGAAAACTTCCAGCATGAGCGGGCCAGCCCGCGCGGCATCGACGCCGACGGCCAGCGTTCGCCCATCGTCAAGCAGATCGTGTTCTGCGACATCCTGCCGCTGCACAACAAGATCAAGCGCCTGCTGACCCGCCGCGCCGGCGTGCCGTCGGCCGCCATCGCCATCATCACGGGCCGCACCAACAACACGCCCGACGAAATCCTGGCCGTGCAGGATGGGTTCAACGGCACCGGCGAGGACAACAAGTACCAGACCGTCATCGCCAACGAGAAGGCCGAGGTGGGCATCAACCTCCAGAAGGGAACCCAGGCCATCCACCACCTGACCATCGGCTGGACGCCGGACAGCCTGGAGCAGCGCAACGGGCGCGGCGTGCGCCAGGGCAACCTGACCGCGCGCGTGAGCCTCTACTACTACGACGCCGACGGCACTTTCGACACCAGCAAGCGGGCGATGGTGAACAAGAAGGCCGATTGGATTGGGCAGGTCATGGACGTGAATGGCTCCGACAGCGTGGCCGTCACCGGTGGGCTGTCCAAGGAGCAGATGGAGGCCCTGATCGACGTGGTGGGCGACGCCGACGCCATGCGCCGGATGCAGGAAACCATCGCCGCCAAGGAAGCCGCCTCGCGCGCGTCGAGCAACCGCGACAGGCAGATGATTAACCTGGACACGATTCGCAAGCAAAACGCCTTCCTGAACGACAACCAGACGGCGGCCAGTTTCGTCATCCGCAAGATCATCGGCCTGTGGGGGCTGGAGAAGCAGGCCGAGAAGCTGCGCGACCGCATCAGCAATCCGAAGGCCACGGCAACCGCCGTCGCCAAGAACGAAAGCCTGCTGGCCGAGCTGATGGCGAGCGTCGGCGGCCTGCGCCGGCAGATCGAGCAGTCCGCAACCCTGTTCCGCACGGAATGGCGCGCCGGCGGCTCGACCTCGGAGCCGGCCACCTTGGACAGCTTCTTTGCCGCAGTGCGCGGCGGGAAGAAGCAGAAGGACGACGACATCGAATCCATGCTGTTGGGCCGGTCGTATCCGTCCTTCGGGCTGAACGTCATCGAGGGCGGCCCCATCGGCAACGAATGGCAGGCCGAGGTGGATATGGCCCGGTCGATGATCGACGAGGCCAAGGCCGCGTTCGCGCGTCAAGCCGGGGAGTCCGGCGGCTACCCAGCCGGCGTGGCTGATGCCATCGCGCGCGGCGAGGGAATCATCTACAACGGCAAGCCGCTCATCCACGGAACCTTCGTGCGCGTGCCCGACGGCTTGGCGGTGCTGAAGCTGGAAAGCGGCCGTCCTGGCGCCTTCGGCCGCAGCCTCGACGGCACCCCGCTGGCCGCGAACACGGCCGCCGTCATGGCCGGCGAGTGGTTCTACCAGGGCACGGCCGGCTACGACGCCTGCCTGACGGACGCGGCCCAGATCGAGGACACCATCAACGCCTCTGGCACCGTCGAAAACGGCTTCAGCTCGGTAGTGCCCGAGGTGGCGCAGCGCCGCAAGGTGGAAGCCCTGGCGGCATACAGCACCCACGATTACCGGCTGCCGCAGCCGCATTTCCCCTTCGCTATCTCGCCGACGGACGCGGGCAAGTCCGAAGTGAAGCGCCGCATCTTCGATGCCCAGAAGGCCATCATCCGGTCGTTCGACGATGGGAAGTTTGTGGTGCCCAGCGACACGCCGGTGACGCGCCGAGCCAGCAACGAGGATTCCACCGCTCGGCATGACGCCCTGCGAGAGTTCGCCACGGCCAACGGCCTGAAGCTGACCGTGGCCGACCTCGACGACTTCGACCTCTGGGTGCAGAAGCAGATCGAGAAGACGGTTTCGCTGGATGACCTGAAGGCGGCGCTGACCGGCAGCACCGAGCCGGAGGTGATCGAACAGGCCACCGCGTTCATGCGCGCGGCCTCGCCGTGGTTCGACTGGCAGGAGAAAGACCCGGCCAGCGACTACCTGCCGTATGGCTTCAAGGCCGCTATCGCCGCCGCCGTGCGCCAGGTCGTGGCCGGTGACGACCGTTCGGCCGGGCCTTCGCCGTCGGACGTGGTGGGCATCCGGGGCAACACCAAGGTGTGGAAGGAAACCATCAAGCGGTGCGCGAACATGGCCGGCTTCGGCAAATACAAGTGGGACGGGGATGCCCTGGCGTGGAACGTGTACCGTTCCACCTGGGACTACCTCATCGCCAACTATCCCCAGGCGGCCGATCAGCTCGAACTGACCGCCGCGACCCGCTCCCTGTAAGGAAGGAAACATGGCCTACACCGAATACAAGTTCGACAAGGACGCCATCAAGGCCCTGGTGTCCGAGCGCGCGGCCGCGCTGCGCGCCAACCGGGGGTTCTCGAACCTGCTGGCCTTCGGCCTGGGCGTGGTGGCCGAGCGGCTGGGCAAAGACCCGCGCCGCTACCGCGACTACGGCCCGTACTGGTGGGCGCTGAAGGACGCTATGATCGCCGGCGGCTACAACCTGGGCAGCCAGACCGACCCGTTGGTGAAGAAGGCGTACCGGGGCGACAGCGAAGTGGAAACCCTCATCATGGCCGACGAGTTCCGCACGGCCTACTTGAAGGCGAACATGATCTACACCAACCAGTTCCTGCTGGATGCGGCCAGCCCGGACTTCTGGGTGCTGTACGACGCGGACATGGAGTTTCCCGCCGCGTAGCGCGGGCGCGCCCTATAGCGGAAAACTGCCCAGAGGGGGCCATATCGGGAAGCCTACCCTTCCCGTATGGCCGACACTCCCAACATCCCCGCTCCGACCAAGCCAGGCTTCCTGGCCCGATTCGGCTTGTCCCGCAAGCGATGGGCTTCTACGCACGTCGCGCCGGTCAAGGAAATCGACCAGTCCGACACCTATCTGTACGGTGCCGGCACCACCACCGTTGCCTCGCTGCTGGGTTCCGGCAGCCGGGGTGCTCGCTCGCGCCAGATCATCTACGAGAAGTGGATGCGGATGGAGGGCGACCCGATCATCTCCAGCGCGCTCCAGCTTCTGGTGACTTCGGCCCTGGGCGGGCACGAAACCAGCGGCGACTTGGTGTTCGTCGAAAAGACGGCCGAGGCGAAGAAGGACAAGCGCCTCGCGGCCATCGCCGATGAAATCGCCGCCGACCTGGCGCCGCTGTTCAACCGCGTGGCGTTCCAGATGGCCTACACCGGGGCCGCCTACGGCGACTCCTACGCGCGCATCTACACCGACGCGCGCGGCGTGGTCGATCTTCACTCCGACGAGATGGTGCGCCCGCAACTGGTGCAGCCTTTCGAGCGCGGCAGCCGCACGATCGGGTTTGCCGTCTCCCTCGGGGAACGCAACTTCGAGCGCCTGGACGTGTCGCAGCTCGCCCGGCTGAAGATGCCGCGCACGCAATGGATTCCGCAGTTCGGCGTGGTCGAGAAGTCCTTGAAGGGTGCGATCACCGAAAACGACGTCGACAACCTGCCGATCATGCCCAGCATGGTGGGCGGTTCGCTGCTCTACAACGCCGAGGAACCCTACGACAACCTCACCGCCTCTCTGCTGGGCCTGGTGGGCCAGCGGTGGATGGACTCCATCGACGAGCAGATGGTGGCCGTCAATCTGGAGTCGATGACGCTGGAGCAGCAGGAGCGGTTCGTCGAGTCCGTCAAGGGGATGCTGCTGGCGTCGAAGAACTACGCCGAGCAGGCCGTCAAGCGCGGGCGCCCGATCATGGAGCGCATCCGGCACATCATCCCGGTCTTCAACGAGAAGCAACTGACCAACATCGGCCCCGGCAACGGCGGCCAGACCGGCCGGGCCGCGACCATCAGCATTGAGGACGTGCTGCTGCACGCTCGGTTGCTGTCCGGCGCGCTGGGCGTCGATCTTTCCATGCTGGGCTTCGCCGATCAGCTCTCGGGCGGCCTGGGCGAAGGCGGGTTCTTCCGCGTGTCGGCGCAGGCCGCCGAGCGTGCGCGCGTCATTCGCGTGGCCCTGGCCGAGTTCTTCAACCACGTCATCGACATCCACACCTACCGCCGCTACGGCATCGTGTTCAACGTCAAGGAGCGCCCCTGGGAAATCAACTTCTTCGGGTCGATTTCTGCGCTGGAAGCGGAGAAGCAGCGCACGCGCGCCGATTCGATGAACGGCGGGATGCTGCTGGTGCAGGCCATGCAAATGCTCAAGGAGATGGGCGCCAGCAAGGACATCATGACCGAGTTCCTCGCCAAGACGATGATGCTGGACGAAGACCAGGCGAAGCTGTACGCGGCCATCGTCGATGCCAAGCCGCAGGACGATGGCGGCGGCTTCGGTGGTGGTGGCGGGTTTGGCGGCGGCGGCTTCGGCGGGGGTGGAAACGGCGGCGGGCTGGATAGCGTGCTCGACGCAGCCGCGCTCGACGGCGTGGGCCAGATGGTTCCCGTGCCCATCCCCCGGCGCACCGTGGAGTGGCTGGGCTTCGATGGCGCCATGACCATGCGCGCCGACTTGCAGGCCCTGGCCGAGCGGCACCCCGAGTATTACCACGGCGACGCCGACGAGGTACTGGCCGACATCCAGTTCGTGCTGGAGCGCCCGGACGACTGGTTCATCCATAGCGGGGCGCGCGTGGCGATCTTCAGGGAGCGCGTGGGAAGCGGGTCTATCCCGCTGGTGCGCATCGAGCTGGACGTGGTGGGCGGCGCCCTTGTGGCGCGCTCCGTCTATGAAAGCGGGAAGCGGCAGATCGCCGGGAAGATGAAGGAGAAACAGAGGGTGGTTGCGCGCCTTGCGCCGGGAGCGATGCGCCCCGGAGTGCTGTCCGTTGCCGAGTATCTGCGGATGCTGGGCGACAGGTCATAGCTTCGCGCACTAAGCCAGACACGGAGCAAGCCGTTCATGGCCCGTGCAGTTCCAGGGAACCACATTACCCAACCCTCCGGCTGGGCCGCAAAGCGCACACAAGGATTTTATAGCGTATGAGCCTCTACAACAACATCGCCGAAAGCCTGTCAAGTAGCGGGCTGCTGGGTTCCATCCGCTCGGGGCTGAATGCGGCCCTGGGCGGCGTGACGGATTCGGCCACCCAGGCCCTGGGCGGCGGCAAGCTGGCCCAGACCGTGGTGGGCATGGGCAAGAGCGCAGCCGTCAATGCCGGCATGAACGCCGTGAACAAGCACATCCCCATCCAGGCGCAGCGTGCGATCAACGTGGGCGCGGGCGCCGTGGGCGACCTCATGAACGGGGATTGGAACTCGGCGGGCCTGCGCGTGCTGGATTCCGGCCTGCTGAACGAACTGCTGCCCGGCTTCGGTGGCGGCGTCGCCTCGCAGGTGGCGTACTGGGGCGCGGCCACGCCGCTGCTTGGCGGCATCAGCGCGAGCGAAGCCAAGCGCATCTATGACCAGGTGCGCAACGAACGCCTCGCCAAGAAAAACCTCTGGCTGCTGGAGGTGACGAGTCGGCTGGGCGGTGGGGGCATGAACATGCCCGACCGCTTCAACCTGTTCGCCACCGAGGTCGAGTACGCGCCCTTCATCGTCGCCGGGGACAAGCACCGCGTCGGCGGCGCGGTGATCGACGCGGTGCAGGGAGCGGAGCCGGTCGAGCTGCGCATGACGACGCTGGACGACCAGGCCGGCTCCCTGAAGAAGTGGTTTGCCGCGCACCACGGCGCCGCCGCGCCGCGCGATGGCACCGTCGGCGTGCCTGACAGCTTCGCCATCACCATCCGCGTGGTGCATTCGTTCATCACGGCAGAGAGCAACCGGGGCGGATACGAGGACATCGGCCTGTTCCGCCCGGTCAATCTCGACGTGAGCCTTTCCCGCCGTGAGGACGGCTTGCAAGAGGTGCAGATGACGTTCTCGCAGCTCGACACCTTCATGAGGCCCTGATGGCGCTGAAACATGACGCACAGGGGTTCCTGGTAGGCGACCCCATCGACCTGAGCAAGGCGGTTGCCGACTGGGCCGCCATCCGCGACGACGTGCGCGCGATTCGCCAAGCGGTGCTCGGCATCGAAAGCGCGCTGAACCGGGACGCGCCCGAGGCGCGCGCCAGCGTGCCCGCGACGCCCGGCCGGGGCGCCGGCCTGGAGGAAGCCGACCCGACGGTCAAGGCGTTCAACGAGGTGGCCCAGCCGATGGCGCGGGACGCGCGCCAGGGTGCCGACACCGCGCGCGCGCCGCAGAATCCGCAGGCCGTCCCGGCCCGCCAGGCCCTGACCGGGCAGCCGGCCCAGGCCGCGCGACGCGAGCGCCAGATTCCGGTGCTGCTGCGCGCGCCTGCCGTGCCGCAGACCGGCGGCGCCGGCGGCAATGCCGCCCGCCGCGACACCGAGAGCGCCGCCGCCATCACCCGCGCCGTGGCCGAGTTGCGCGCCACGCGCCAGGCCGTCACGCCCGCGCCGGCGCAGCCGATGGGCCGCGACAGCCGGGGCCGGTTCGTGCGCGGCGCTGCTGCTGCCCGGCCTGCCGCTGGCGGTGGGCGCGGCGCTGGAGCCGGAGGCCCAACCGATGGCGAGCGCGACGGCCAGGACGAAAGCGCGCTGCGCTCCCTGGGCGACCGCATCGTGGGCGCGTTCAAGGAATCGGGCGCCGGCCTGGAGGAAGCCGACCCGACGGTCAAGGCGTTCAACGAGGTGGCCCAGCCGATGGCGCGGGGCTACGAGCTGCTGACCGGCGGCGACAGCCAGAAGAAGCAGGAAGGCTGGCTGCGCCGCATCTACGGCTCGCTGACCGGCTTCAGGAAGGATGAGGGCCTGTTCAACAAGGTGGCCGCCAAGCGGCTGAAGGCCATCGAGGAAAAGCCAGTCGCCGAAGCCGGCGGCGGTGGCGGCCTGTTCGGCGGGCTGCTGGGGATGCTGGGCGGCCTGCTGAAGCGGATTCCGGGTGTCGGCGCGCTGGCTGCCGGCGCGGGCGGGCTGCTCGCGCGCGGCGGTGGGTTGCTGGCTGGGGCTGGCCGGATGGCCGCCGGTGCTGGGCGCGGCCTGCTGGGCCTGGGCCGTGGCGCGCTGCGCCGCATCCCGATCATCGGCGCGCTGCTGGGCGGCATCGGGGCGGCCACCGACATCTACGACTCGGAGACGGACGACACCCTGACCCGGCGCGAGAAAGACCAGCGCACCGGGAAGGCGGTGGGCGGCCTGGCCGGGACGATGGGCGGCATGTTCGCCGGCGCGAAGCTCGGCGCGATGGTGGGGGCCTTCGCCGGCCCGGTGGGGGCGGCCATCGGCGGCGCCATCGGCGGCGCGGCGGGCCTGTTCTTTGGCGACCAGGCCGGCCAGATCATCGGGACGACCGTGGGCGGCTGGGTGTCCGACCTGCGCGACGCCGACATCCCCGGCAAGATCGCTGCGGCTTGGACGGCGACCACCGAGGCCGTCATGTCCGCATGGAATGCGACGGTCGAAGGGGTGAAAAAGGGCTGGGATTCCGTCGTGTCAGGCTTCACGGCCGTGGGTGATGGCATCGGAAAAGCCTGGGGCGGCTTCGTCGATGCGGCGAAAGCGGGATGGGAGTCCTTCACCGGGCTGTTCGCCTCGATTTTCGATGCGCTCAAATCCATTCCGGTGGTCGGCCCCGCCATTGAAGCCGCGCAAGCGGCAATGGAGAAGGCCGCCGATGCCGTGGGCGGCGTGGTGGCGGGCGCGAAGGAGATGGCGGGCGCTGCCGCGACGGCAGTCAAGGAAAAGGCCGTCGAACTCGGCACCAAGGCAGCCGAGGGCGTCAAATCGGGCGTTGAGTACCTGGGCAACAACACGACCGTCGGCAAGGGCATCAAGGCGGCAGGCCAAGGCGCTGCGGCCATCGCCGAGAAGGCCCCGGCAGCGGCGGAGCGCGCCTACAACGTCACCGCTGCGGCGGCGGGTTCGGCGCTGGAGGCCATCATGCCCAAGGGCTACCGCCACAAGGCGCTGTTCGACGGCATCAAGGGTGGCGACAGTCTGACCAAGTACGGCAGCTACACCGACGAGGAAGCCGCCCTGGTTCGGGAGCTGAAAACCAGCGGCGCGAACACGTCGGCGAACGTGAAGGGAGGCATGTCGCTGGAGGTGCAGGGCAAGATTTCCGCCCAGGCGAAGAGGGCCGGCCTTGACCCGGTGATGATGCAGAAGATCGCCGCGATGGAGAGCGGCGGCAACGCCAACGCCATCAGCAGCACCGGGGCCATCGGCATCTACCAGTTCACCGGCCAGACAGCATCGGGTGTCGGCATCAAGAACCGCTTCGACGTGGATCAGAACATCGAAGGCGGGATGAAGCTGACCAAGCAGAACCAGGCCATGCTGGAGGATGCCAAGCTGCCCGTGACGGCGGAAAACCTCTACATGATGCACCAGCTTGGGCCGAAGGCTGCCAAGGAGGTGATTCGCGGCGCGGCTTCGGGGAAGTCGAAGGAGGAATTGTCAGCCGACACCCAGAAGGCGATGAACCTGAACTATGGGGCCAAGAGCAAGACGGCCGCCGACTACATCGCCACCAACAAGAAGGCGCTGGACGACCGCTATGCCGCCGTGACGAAGGACGCCGGCGGCGCGCAGACTGCCGTTGCCAAGGCCGACAGCCCCAGCCCGGCGGCCGGCCAGGTTGCGGCGGTGTCGCCCGCGCAGCCACCGGCCCCGG